CGCTGTAACACTGAATGGTAATAACGCATCAGCGCTCACCTTAAGGGTACTGCACGACGATAGCACATTTAACGGTCTCGGTATTACCTGTCCGGGCGCAGCGTATGCGGCAGTTACCATAGCGAAGACACGAGCCACATTTAATGATCTTAGCATATCTTTAGGAAATGGAAGCACGTCATCATGGGGAATTGATGGAACCTGTGCGGCAGAATGTACTGCGGTTTTTAACAGATTGGTTATCAGTGGACAAAATGCTTGGGTTACTGCATCTGGAGCAAACACAAATTACTCTCCGACATTTAATTATAGCAAATTCATTGGGGTTGGCTCTACCACATACAATCGTGCGGCAATCTTCAATAATTGCTTATGGGCTGGTAACAGTGTGGGGCCGGTAATGAAAACATCTGGTAATACCGGACAGGCAGTAACATTTAATAATCCAATATTAATAGCAAATTCTCTAACGAATGCGTCGCAGCATATACTTAATAACGCCTACGATCAGACGTGGGTTATTAACAATGGGATATTACAAGGAAACCCTATTGCCAATGATAATTATAATTTTTCTGGCGTAACTATAAATAATTCAGTCAGAGATAAAGACCCGTTATTTATTCAAGGGAAATACTCGGCTATATTTGCATTTATTATTGATGATGTTTCGACAAGCGGAACTCTGGATTGGGTGCATGATACGGTAGGGCCTGCTCTAGTGGCTCATGGAATGCGCGGGACATTTGCCGTTTATATGACTCCTGGAATGTCTCAGGATATGATAACAAAACTACTTGCGTTAGAAGCAGCGAGTCACGAAATAGCAGTACATACAAGAAGCCACACAGCCGTAGGCACATTAGCATCACCTTATACTATTGCGAAAGCAGGATACACCTGCGAACTGGCAAGTGGTGTTTTAACCTGCACAAATGGCTCGCCGATTTCTTTTACGTTGGCTGATTATACAGTGTCGTCTTTGAAGACAGCACTAACAGCGGCGGGATATACGATGAATGGCGATGGAGGTGGTTGGTACACAGCTCCGGCAACCGTCCTGAAGGATATACCGGCAGGGACATCAATCAACTCTGCTTATAGCATTTTGGTCGATGATACACTGGGACGCGCGTGGGTGATAGACGGTTGCTGGCAAGACTTGACCGATGCAGGGTTACATCCTACATCTTTTGTCTGTCCATATGATGATACATCTGCTGGCCTTCAGACATATTTATATAATTCCGGGAAATTTCTTGGCGCACGAGGTACGGTTAACTCGTCTGGGCTATTATCATCAATCAATGCGTATGCAATGCGTGGCATATCGTACACATATTTTAGTGATTATAACGCCTGCACAACATCCGGCGAAACCACAGCAAACTGCATTAAGCGGAATGTTGCATCATTTATCCAGTATATGAGGATTACCGGAAGCGTCATATCGTTTTATGCTCACGGCGCAAACGAATGGGATGCTGACCAATGGAATGCAATGTTGGATGCCGTTCAGCAGTCGCAGATGCCTGTTATGACGTTGGGTCAAATAGGAACGTATGTAAAAACATATGATCCATCTGGGGACTTAGCTACCACTGACAGTATGACATACACCAGAACGATGGTTGATAGTAGCGATTACCACCTTAAATCCGGTTCACCTGCAGTCAATGCTGGGGTGGATGTGGGACTAACCAGAGACTATGCAGGTAAGTCTATCGTTGGGAAACCTGAAATTGGACTATACGAACGGGCGTCAAAGTCGTTTTTCTAGCAAGTACGTAGCTGTCTGATTTACCTGGAAAATGGAGGAATAAAACTTGGAAATACCTTTTGTAGGTGGAGCATATCTTAACAGGTCAAGTAATATTAATGCACAAGAATGTACTAACTTATTTGTGTCTGTTGATAACAAAGATGCTAAAGCAGCACTATCTCTTCTAGGAACACCTGGCTGCAAGTCATTTAGTCAACTTGGTACTGTTGGTAGTGTTAGGCGCTTGTTCGCAGTACTAACTAAATTGTACGTAGTTGTAGATAACTCTATTTATACAGTAAATACTAATGGAGAGTGCGTACTCTTAGGTACAATTACAACTTCTGCTGGAAATGTGTTCATGGAAAGTAATGGAGTAGAGGTTCTCATTGTAGATGGTACAGAGTATGGATACTTTATTGACGCGACTGATACAGTTACTGCAGTGACTTTACCGTGCAAAGCTGGATGCTTAACATTCCAGGATGGATACTTTATAGTTACAGAAGTGGGTACTGGAAATTTCTTTATATCTGGACTGTATGATGCTTCATCCTGGGATTCTCTTGATTTTGGCTCTACTGAAGCTTCTCCTGATAGTGCAAGTGCTATAATATCAAATACGCATGACTTGTGGATTATTGGAAAGCAGACTTCAGAGGTCTTCTACAACTCTGGTGACGCAGATTTTCCATTTACAAGAATTTCCGGAGCTGTTCTTGAGGTTGGTACTAATGCTCCTGCCTCTGTTGTAAAGATTGATAACTTAATTTACTGGCTTTCTGATAAAGGTCAGATTGTGCGAAGTGAAGGATACCAGTATGCTATTATTTCTACTCCGCATATTGAGTATATGTTATCAAAGTTTACCACACTTTCAGATGCAAAAGCATATCTTGCAGTTATAGAGGGACTTCACTGGTATGTTATAACTTTTCCTACAGATGCAAGAACTCTTATCTATAATGTAAACACTGGTTTTTGGAGTGAACTAAAGAGTTATAGTAATAAAGATGATGCGATTCCTTGGAGTAAACATAGAAGTAATTGCGGAGTATACTTTAATACAAAAACTGTTGTCGGGGATTACGAGAATGGTAAACTGTATACTCTTGATATGGATACTTATGCTGATGATGATTACGAGATTCAACGAAGAAGAACATCACAGACTATCAGTAAAGAAAGGGTTCTACTTCTTTTCCACAACCTTGAGGTTGAGTTTGAAGCTGGTGTAGGTTTAGACGAAGGTCTGCAGGGTGAAAATCCACAAGTATGTCTTGATTGGTCAGATGATGGTGGGCATACTTGGAGTAATGAACACTGGAGAAGTATAGGAAGAATTGGCAAGTATAAGTATAGAACAGTGTGGAAGAGACTTGGTAAATCTAGAAATAGAATTTTTCGTTTAACTATGACTGATAAAGTTAAAGTTGTCATTCTTGGAGCAACAGCTAATATTGAGGAGTGCAAATAGTAGTGAGTAATAATATCTCTCCGCCACCAATTAAAGAACAGATGTTTCATACTACTGGAATACTATCAAGAGTATGGATTATGTTCTTTCAGGAAGTGCAAACTAAGCTTAAAAAAGCACTCGATAATGGGCCTGAAAATGCAGAGTTAATGGCGTCAGTTATGGATTCGCCTAAAGATGTGTCTAGACTTTTAGCGGAGGTTGATGCACTAATAAGATTCGCAGAAGGTAAAGTTGATTACTCAAAACAGCTTAGTGACCTTGAGAGACTAGTTGCAGTTATTGAAAAATCTAAGGTTATTCCAAGTGAATTTAATGAGTTAAGTATTCGTACATCCTTTGATACTCCTCAGACAATAGCTAAAGTTAGTCTGTGGGATGATGTGCGAATTATTCCAGGAGCACTTGTATTTGCTGGTTCAAGCGATCCAACGTTACAGGATTGGCGTCCTGGTGGTGCTGGCGCTACGTTTAAAGTATGGAAGTTTGATAGTGGAGATGAGGCATTTTTTACTTGTCAACTTCCTCATGGATACAAAGAAGGAAGTGATATATATCCTCATGTGCATTGGACTCCAGGTGGTAGAGGTACAACAGAAGGAACTGCAACTGTAGGATGGAAAATTGATTATTCTTGGGCAAGTGTAGATGGGGTCTTTGCTGCTAGTAGTACAGTGGATTGTACTGATGCGTGCAAGTCAGCTAATGACCAGCACCTTATTTCACCAGAAACCGCAATTTCTGGGGCAGGTAAAACAATGTCGTCAATGTTAGTATGCAGAGTTTATAGGGATGGTGGTACGTGGGCAGGTACTTTAGCAAATGCGCCAGCGCTACTTGAAGTAGATATTCATTACCAACTTGATGGGTTGGGAAGCAGAACAACTGATTTAAAATAAGGAGATATTATGTTATCATATAAAGCACTTGTTGATGGGGTAAATCTTACAAATGCAGCAGCAACGTATTATACTGCTCCAACAGGAACAAAAGCTTTGGTTAAGAAAGCTACATTTACTAACGATCATACGTCGGTAGTAACAGTTACTATTAATCTTGTTCCAACTGGCGGTACTGCAGCGTATGCAAATCAAGTAACTAAGGCAAAAGCTTTAGCAGCTGGAGAAACATGGTCATGTCCAGATATTGAGAATCATGTTCTAGAGGCTGGTGGATTTATTTCTATGCTTGCATCTGTTGATGCTAAAATTGGTGTAAGAATATCTGGACTTGAGTCTGTATAAAGGAGATTAAATATGAAAGTATTTATAAAAGCTATTACAGTTTTACTTGTTTTGTTACTAACTTGTAGTTTTGCTAATGCTGCAGCTTTATTTAACTACCCTAAGTTTAAAGCTGTTACTTCTACTGGAGCTGCTTTAACTGGTGGTCTTGTGTATACGTATAATTCTGGTTCTACTACACCTAAAGCGACATATAGTGATAGAGCAATGACTACTCCAAATACTAATCCTGTTGTGCTAGACTCAAGAGGCGAAGCAACAATCTACTTTAATGGTACTTATAAAGTTGTACTTAAAAGTTCGACAGGTGTTACTCAGTGGACAATGGACAAAGTTGCTGGAATAACTCCTACTGGTGAGTCGTACGAAGTGCAAGCAATAGATTACGGAAGCAGTACTTGTACTGGTGCAACTATATCAGCAGCTTTAACTGCAATAGGAGTTTCTACAAAAACTACTTTAATTCTTACTTCTTGTACATGGGTGATAAGTGCTAATACTGATTGGTCTACTTACACAAATGTAGCACTCAAGTTTGCTCCAGGTGCAGTTATTTCTAATGGAGCGTATACAGTTAAATGGGGTGGATCAGTTGAAGCTTTACCTGACCAACAAATAGCTGACGGTACTGGATCATGGACACTTAATCCAGCAAAAGTTACTACAGCTTATATCAACTGGTTTGGAGCTAATACTACTCCTGGAACAACAGATATGACAGCAGCTATTAAATCTGCGCTTTTATCTCTACGTGATGTAACTTTCTTGCGACAAAATTATCTTGTTACAGATACTCTTTTAATTGTTCCTTATCAGCATGTGCGTGGCCAGAATAAAACAATGGTTCCTTCGTGGCGTACAGTTAGTCTTGACGAAACTGCAATAACTTTTGCTCCGACGAGTGAAAAGGACTTGTTTGACATAGTAAATACAGGTGGTGGAAGTCCTACTGTTCCAGGGTATAAGTATAACATACATATTAGTGGAATACGAGTAGTTGGAAATACTACAGGTGCTGTAACTAATTCTCGGTATGGTATTTATTGTGCTGCAGCTGAAAGTACATTTGAAAATCTTAGTTTTATGTACTTTCAAGTAGGTATATATACTCGATACACACTTACTAATCATTACTCTAATATCAACTTAGCAGAAATGAGTACTGCATGTATAGAGACTGATGCTGATACTACTTACTACAGTACGACAGATATATTTACTAACGTGGTATGTCAGTTATCACCTTGGGGTGCTATTCTACGTAAAGGGTATGACTTTAAATTCCAAAATTGTTTATGGGAACACCTGACTACAGGTGGTGTAAATATCTACAAAGATTTTATTGGAGCAGAATTTACTGATGGGTACGCTGAAGAAGTTCCAAGTACAGTAGCTGGAGATAGCTATGCTATGTTCTATATTAACAAAGATGGAACTACTGCTTCAAACAGAGGAACAATTAAAATCTCTGGTGGTTACTACATGGGCGGAGCAACTAACTGGGGAAGTTTTGTAGATGTTGGTGTAGCAAATGGTGGGCAGAATGTGGTAGTTACAGGTGCAAACTATTCTCGATATAAGTACAGAATTAAAAGAGATTCAACATTAACTCTTTTTATGGGAGTGGTGGAAAGAGATACAGGTTGGGCTAATGTTACTAATGCTGCTGATACTAATGTTGGAACAGTAATGCTTAATAACGGTACGTATACAGATAATTACCCACTAATGTATCCATTACTAACTCTTCAAATTTTCGGTAACACTATAAATGAAATGGGGATACTTAGTGTTATTCAAAATGCGGATACAATACGGCCTAAGTTGATAACAACTAGCTCTACACCACTGATCGAGATAGGTGCAACAGCAGGGAAATTAGGAATATCTATTAGTGCAACCTCTGATCTTATTGGTGGAAGAGGATTTTTTACAGGTTCTGCTACTGGCTGGACACTCGGTGCTGGCTGGGCTTATGGAACTAATAACATTGTAAAAACAGCTGGAACAGGTACTGCTGGTGATACTACTTGGGCAGCTACAGTTGGGTATATCTATGAACTGACATTTACTGTATCCGGCTGGTCGACTGGTGCAAACAGAACCTTAACTCCAAGTGTTGGTGGAGTTAATGGAACTGCTATTTCAGCTGATGGTACTTATGTACAATATATTACAGCAACAACTACAGGTGGCTTACTGTTTACTCCTACTGGAACTGACGCAACCAATGTTGGACTTACTCTTGATGGAGTCTATATTAAGAGAAGTCTACAAGGTATTACATATACAAACAGAACAGGTGAGACTATTACACTTATGAGAAGTTTAATAAGATCTAATTAGGAGTTACAGAACTAATGATAGATGTGCATTGCTTAGTATATAAAATTGAAGATAAGTTTTTCCCGCAAATTCTTTCACAGATTGAAAGGGAAGCTGATGTAAACTTCTTTATTGTTCGCAATGGAGATAATATAGGAGAAGGCAGAATAAAAGGATTTTTAACTGGTAGTAATCCATACGTAAGTTTTGTTGACTATGACGACTTAATTGAGCCTGGTATATTTACGAAGATAAATAGTGTAATGGAAACAGGAGTACCTTGGTGCTATACTGATGAAGTGCTGATTGATGAGGAAGGTAAAGTGTTGCAGCCTGGGTGGAGTAGTAATCCAGAACTTTACAGAGAAAGTGTTCTTACGTATGTAAGACTTAAGAAGGGAGTATACCCGCATCATATACTGACATTTCGTAGAGAACTACTTACTCCCAGAATAGTTTACATCATGCGTCAGTTGAAAGAGTTACCAGAAGAGTACTTGAAGATGGAGCTGATTCAGTACGATTTCAAGCATATACATGAAGTCGGTTATTATTGGAGACAGCATAAAGACAATGGAATGAAGCAGTATAAATGCTACAAAGATGGAGAAAGGCTAGGACTATGATTAGAGAATGGAAAGGTGAAGAGATCTATACAGATCGTTTAGCGTTATTTATGGAGCGTTTTGATCAGGCTACTGAATTTGTTAAAACTAAGGCAGAGTATGCTAAGAATGCGTACATTCCGCTGCTTGAAAAAGGTGTTGCGCATATTCTTGTTGCGGAAGAGGATGGTGTACTTCAGGGAGCAATTGCTTTTATTGTCAGTTCTGATTTATCATCTCCGGGATTGTACGCTGTAGAAACTTTCTGGTTTGTTGCACCTGAGTATGCTGGAGTTGGTAAGCAGTTATTTAAAGCTTTTGAAGCAAAAGCTAAAGAATTAGGATGTACTAAAACTTCTATGACGCATCTTACTGACTCATATCCTGATTCATTGAAGTTGTTCTACGAGAAGAATGGGTATAAACTTACGGAATTGCACTATATAAAGGAGTTATAACTATGGCTATTCTTGGAAGTATTCTAAGTGCTGTAATGGGAAGTCAATCATCGGATAAAGCTTCTGAAGCACAGGCTAATTCTGCTGCCGCTAGCCTTGGACTACAGAAAGAAATGTGGCAGCAAAGCAGAGAAGATACAGCGCCATGGAGAGAAGAAGGAGCGAATGCGCTTAGTAAACTTGCAGATTTAGTCTACTCTGGCCCAGGAGATTATACTAAAAGTCCTGGATACGATTTTCGACTTTCTGAAGGCAATAAAGCTATTGAGCGTTCTGCTGCAGCAAGAGGTAATGTTCTTGGTGGTAAGACTTTAAAGGCTTTAACTAAGTACGGGCAGGAATACGCGACTAATGACTACGATAATTTTCTTCGTAGGTACTATGAGAGTATGACTCCGTTGCAATCTCTTGCTGGTCTTGGCCAATCTACTGCTGCGCAGACAGCAGCTCTTGGTGGAAATGCTGCAAATGGTATGGCTAATGCTATAACGCAGATGGGCAATGCGCAAGCTGCTGGAACTATTAATTCTGCTAATGCAGTTACAGGGGCACTGAATTCTGGTATAAATAATGCTATTGCAGGATATAGTGCTTGGAAGAATTACTCAACACCGGCGAATACTGCAAACTACAGCGGATATGATGGGTATATACCATCTGTTAGTGATGATATTGACTACAGTGGCGGCGGCTACAGTATGTATGGAATGCAGTAAGGAGAATTGAATTATGCCATTACCTCAGTTAAACACAAATGGACTAGATTACTCGGATGCAATATACAAGGCTATTGAAAGTGATAGATTGAATCGGCAGGAATCTCGTCTTCAGGCTGATGAAGATAGAAGGAATAGACTTACTGATAAACAGATGCAGATATATGATGAGGAGTTGAATCCTGAAAGTACGCAGAATCAACTCCGTAAATATCAGATGCAGAAGTATAAAGCATCAGCCGAAGAAGATACTGCGAAAGCTAAAACTACGCTTATAGGAATGTATGCAAAGTCTTTGCCTACTGTGCAAGCAGGTAATTACGAAGACATGCAGAAGTTTCATAAATACTTTCTTTCACAAGGTATGGATGAAGGACTTATGCGTAATCCAGATAGTTTCTTTTCTGCTGCACCAGACCTCAATGGTAAGACCTTTAAGCAGGCTGATTGGGATGCGTATAGAGCTGCCTGGCAGAATGCTATTGGAGCAGCAGTTAAACCAGCTGACTACCGTGCAGTTAAAGTTATGACAAAGGGTAAGTTGATTGAACTGGCTGTACCAAAAACGCAGGATGTTGATAGAGCATACCTTGCAAAAGTTACAGGTGACCCATCAGCCACTGTCTACGAAAAGCCAAGTGACGCTGAAAGACGCAAAGTAGTAGCTACTGATAAAGGCTATATGTACGAAGATGAAGCAGTTAAAACTGGAGCTAAGCCTGCAGTAAAGGAAACAGTGCCACGTAAGCTTTCTGAAATGGATTTACTTAATATTGGAACTGCTATAAATAAAAAGCCGGAGGATATAGAAGGCATGGCAGAAGCTGCTGATACCTACAACAGTGCAGACTCTGGAAGCTTTTATATTCCTGTTGATGCTCCTATGGAAAGAAACTTTGGTTTGTTTACTACAAAAGCAGACCCAGAAAAACGATACAAGAAAATTGTGGTTCTTCCAAATCCAAGAAATCCTGAAGGTAAGCCTACAAGTTACGCAAAGTTTAAAGCATATTCGGAGAAGACTGGTAAACCACTTGAACAAGTTATTAAAGAATACAACGCTGAGATTCGCGCACTGCATGGTAAAGGAGCCAAAAGATAAATGAGTATTCTTGATGATGTAGAAGAAGTAGGAAGTGATGCTACTAAGATTGACCCACGCGAAGTTCCTCCATTTGATATCACTGTTCCCAAAGGTACATCAGATGAAAAGCTGAAAACTATCGCTGAAGATGTACATAAAACTGGTTACCTTGATCAAGATAAGTACGGACAGAACTTGAAGTTGAAACCAGTAGTACTGAAGACTTCAAGTCTACTTGATGATATTGAGAGTGGAGAGGTGTCTTCGCCAACAGAAAAAACTACTCCAGTTACTACTGAGCCAAAAAAATCTTCTCCGTTTATAAAGTTTATGGAGGGTGCAGGTAACGCACTTGGAGATCAGACTCCTCCGGAATCTTTGTACGGTGATACAAGTTCTCTTCGTAAGGGAACTATGTCTGCTGCAACAGGACTTGCCTCGTACATACCAGCTGGCTTATCCATGTCTGTACCAACACTTGAAGAACTTTCTAGTTGGTTATTTCCAGCTGAGACTGCTGGACGTCCACTAAAAACACAGTTAGGAGAACGTGCTGAAAGATCTAAAGGTGTTCAAGAAACCTTTACTTACACTCCAAAAGATAAAGAAGCTCAAAGAGTAGCAGAAGTATATGGAAGACCATTTACATGGCTTGCAGATAAAGGTCACGAAAGTGAAAAGTACTGGCTAAAGAAAGCTGAAACTGCTGATATGTACGGAGATAATCTGACAAGTAAGTACTACAATGCTGTTGCGTTTCTTTCTGGATTTGGCGGTGAAGCACTTCCATTTATAGCTCCGTACGGTTTTAAAGCTGTTAAAGGTGGCATAAAGGACGTATGGAATGACCTACCAAGAAACAAGCGAATTCAGGTGGTAAGTGCTGTAGATAACATGCGTATAAACCTTGAAACAGATAAGCTTACTCCAAAACAAGTACGTGAACTTTGGAAGAATGGTGATGCTGCTACAAGAGATTCTCTTCGTAATAGGTACACTATGGGAAGAGAAGCAAATCCAAAGGCTGATACTACTACTCCAGAAAGCATGGCTCCGCCAGAACCTAAGCCCGAAACAATTCTTGCCAGTGGAGCAAGTGAACAGGCGCAACTTCCTCTTGATAGAATGGGTAGAGTTGTAGCAGAACATCCAGTAACTAAGATGGTAAAGGATAGTATTAACTTTAAGAATCCGTTGCTTCCGTCACCACCAAATCTGGGAGAAGGTTTTACTATGGTTGATGTTCCTCCAGTTGTAAAGAAGATTCCTTCATATACAGCTGGGCAGGAGCAGGATATTGATGTTGACTTTAATCCAACTGTACAGAAAAATGGTAATCCGTTTGCAACAGAAACTGCTGCACTCAGAGCTGCAGAGAAAAAAGGAATATCCGCAAAGCTTGTTGAAATAGTTAAAGTTAGTGGTGGCTTCGGGTATAAAAGGCCTGGAATTCCTTCACAAAAGACGAAGAGTATCCTCGATGAGATCGAGCAGATTGATCAGGCCGAAACTGCAATGCCAAAAGTTTCTGAGTTTGCTGAACCTCCTGCTCCTCGGATGATTGACAAGACTGCTGAAGAAATCAATGCCGAGGGCAATCACGAAGGTCTTACTGTCGCAATGCGTGATGAGGGGGAAGTCTATACTGGAGAACCTGGAAACATTCACGCAGATGTGATTGAGGCTAATAACCTTCCTTGGAACTCTGAGCGTGGGTGGGTAGACAAGAAAGGTAACTTCATTCCTGCTGATCAAGCTGCCGCGGAAGCTCGAGTTGAATCCATCTTTGCGGAAGGCAAAAAGGCTCGTGAACTTGCCGAATCAGAAAGGTCAAAAAGTGACCCGGCAGTAGAGTACAAACGTCAAGCTGAAGAAGCTGGTGTCTCCTTTGATGGAATGCAGGAACGTCCGGGCAAGCCACCTATCCCAACCTTTCGTGATCCTGAGACCAACGCGAATATCTACCTCAACGAAGGTGAGAATCTTCCAGAAGCTGTTGCAAGGAAACGTGCTGAGTTTAAAGCTACAGAAGAGCCAGAGAAGAAGCTTGTTCCAGCAATAAAGGTCGGGGATGAAGTCTATATAGCTGAAGTTCCGGAAGGAAGTATTCATGGAATGATCTGGAATGATATGCCTGACTTTGCTAAAGCTAAGGCAGAGAACACACCTCCTAAAAGTGGCTGGGCATATCCAGATAAAACTGGATTCACTACGGAGAAGCCTGTCCAGGTAGAACCTACATATACGGCTGGTACACCTGTTGTCAACCCAAAAATTCCTCGAACCGAAGCCAAGAAGACCAGTATACCAGTGGAGCAGGAAGGTAAGTTAGTTGAGCAGAATGCCAATGCTGCTCCAGTAAAAACTGATATTACTATTTACTCAGGTATTCCAATCCACGAAACTCTAAACGTCCTTCGTGACCTGAAAGCAAATGCAGAGGAGGCAATACCGTACCTTGAGTCTATTGGCAAGCGAGCCTATGAGAATGGTAAGCAAACTTTCAAAGACTGGTCATCAGAAATGCAGCGAGTACTTGGAGATCTGTGGGGTAAGTTTACTGACTTTCTTAAAGACATCTATTATAGTTTTGAAGAAATTCTCAACAACGAGCGCGGAGATACTGGCGGACTTTACAAAGGTGAGAAGATAGCCAAACACAGAATTATCCGTAAGTCTGAAAAGACTAAGCTTAACAAAGCAATAAACAAGCATGAGATTATTCAGGACAAGATTCGTGCAGAACTTTCTGAACTTACTGGAAAGAATGGTACAGGCAAATTCGAAGAACTTAAAGCAAAACGCATAGCTGAGTACGAGCAGCGTCTTGCAAGACTTAAGAGTGATGCTGCAAAGTTCAGACGTGAAGGTTGGCAGAAAGCAATTGAGACTGTAAAGAAGAAAGAGTACAACAGTCATGTCAAGCATCTCGAAGCAGCAGACCGTAGGCTTAGCAAAACTATTGACAGACTCAAGACAAAGGCCGAAACCACCTATGACAAGAACGATGTACTTGCACCAGTTATAACTGTGCCAGAACGTGATGCTGTTATGAGTCTTCCTGATATGGATTGGAAACCTGCGGGTGGTATTACACAGAATCCTATTTATACACTGGAAGCATGGGGAAGGAACCTTGGTGACAAGGGAAAGAAAGTAAAGGAGCTATTCTACTATCCTGTACGTGAGGCAACAGATAGGGCAGATAGGCATTTCGCCAGTATTCATAAACAGTCTGAAGCGCTAGAAAAGTCCTTACCTTCCGGCTCTTCGAAGCGCATATACCTTCACGCGCTTGCACAGCAAGGCGAGCATGGTGCTGCAATTCTTAAGGAGATGGGTATTGATAAGATTCCTACACTTACTCCAGAAGAAATGAAAGCATACAACTGGATGCGAAGAGGTTTCGAGGTTCTCTACGACAAGATTAATACTGGCAGATGTGCAGCAGGTCTTGACGAATTTGGAAAAGTGGATAACTACTTTACCTTTGGGCGAGAACTTTCTATGTCTGAGCTTCTTGGATTCGGGATTGAAGATCCGTTTCTGAGTGACTACCTGCATCCGAAGGGCACAGACTTCAAGTCTGCTCTTCGGCGTGTTGGTGGACTGAAGAAAGCAAAGTTAGACGCTTTCAACATCTTCAATATGTATGTTCAGTCTGCAGTGAAGCACATGTATCTCTCCCCAGAGATTGCTAAGATGCGAGAACTGACTGGAAAGTTTGAGCTAGACAAAGTCGACAGCATTGGCAGGAAGTACAAAGAATCTTGGAAGATGCAGGAGAAGCTTCCTCGTTCCTACAAAATGCTTACAGACTACATTGACTTTGTTGCTGGTAAGAAGAAACGCTTATTCCCAAGAAATGTTGAAAGAGTCGTTGATACACTTGGAACAAATATTACCTTTGCTACACTGTCAGGTAACATGCGAAGTGCAAGTATTCAGCCAACTGCTTTACTGAATACTTACGTAGAGATCGGACCGAAGTATACTGTTAAGGGCGTTGCAGATTTGTTTACTGACGAGCGGTACAAAGCAATGCAGAAATCTTTAGTCCTGTTCAACAGAGAGTTCGACGTAAATGTCAAGCCCACAATGGAAGGTGCGCTTGGTAAAGTTGGAAAAGCGCGTGAAGCATTTAACAAAAGCTGGTTAGGAATGAAAACACTCAAGGCCCTCGACATGGAAACAGCTACTGCTACATGGCTTGGAGCGTATGAGAAGGGTAAAACAGTTGATGGACTTTCTGAGAAGGACGCAATTTACTATGCTGACGATGTGGTTATTAAGACGCAGGGTTCTGCTGCAAAGCAGGACATTGCTCCAATTCAGCGCAGTACTGTTGGTAAGTTCTTTACTACCTTCCAGACCTTTGTTATCAACAACTGGAATTGGTTGTGTAAAGAAGTTGCCGGACTGAAGAATGCAGATATAAAAAATCCTGCTGCAGTAAAGAAAGTTCTTCGGTATGTTATAGGAGCGGCACTGATTAATACCTTCTTCGAAGATATACTTGGTTGGAATTCTCCACTTCCTTCACCAATAGGTTCTGCGTATAAGGCCTATAATAAGCAGATGGTAAAGAATCTGCATGCTCGTAAGGAGGAGAACAAGAAGAGTCCACTAAGAGTTGCAGCATTTACAGCAGGTCTTGAATTCCTACAATTGATTCCTGGCCTCGGCAATGCAAGATACGGCTCGAGTTTCCTTGGTGCGCCAACTGAGTTTATCGGTGACGTTAGTTCTAAACTTGCCGCAGAGAGTGGAATGTACAACGGGTTTACTCCATCATGGCTAGAGATTGGTGGAAAAACTATGGGACTTCCTGGAACTGTGCAGGCTCGTAAAGCAATTAACTTCTTTGCCCCGAGTGATTCAAAAGTGAAGAGGCAAGAACGAGAAAAGAAGCAAGAGGAGGAGTACGATAAAGGATTTAAGTCATTTGACAGTGGCAATTCCTTTAGAACATTCAGCAGTGATAAAACATTTAAAACCTTTAAAGGTCAATAAATGACCTTTCTGGGAATACAAATACTAAGGGGAATTTCATGTCGGTAAAGATCAGATTACGATTGATGAAGGTTATGATTGTAGGTGCGCTACTTCTAGTTATTGGATTAACTGTATATCCAATTGCGGTAAACATTGTATTTAACTCTCCAATAGAAAGTATTACTTTAGATAAAGCTGTAGCTTTAGCAGCAAATATGTCACCACAAAGCAGTTCTGTGACTCTGCAAGCTGAGCATCATCACTCAGTCTTTGAGGAAGTGGATTTAATCAAAGCAATACTTGCTATGCTGTTTGCTATTATTGGCTGGTTTTTTGTACACACTGCCTGCAAAATTGACAAGAGCCAGAATCTTTTATTCGACAAGCTCAGTACCTTACGAAGCGATTTTGACCACTTAAAAGGTGAGCATGATGTACTCAGTTCTGATTGTCAGCATAGAAGAAAGGAAGATTATTCATGCTAGTTCTTGAAGTATACCGAACATGGAAAACAGATAAATCTACTATCGGAGAACTTTACGTAAACTTCAAGCGTTTTTGTTTTACACTTGAAGACGTTGTACGAACGCAGAAGATCTTTGGTGTAACTGCCGTACCGGCTGGAACGTATAAGGTAAAGATTACGGACTCCAAGAGATTTAAGAAACCAATGCCAGAGATCATGAACGTTCCTGGGTACGCGGGGATTAGGATTCATGTCTTGAATACAGCAGAAGAAACAGAAGGTTGTATAGGAGTTGGTTTGACTCGCGGTAAAGACTTTATTGGTAAGAGTAAACCAGCATTTGATATGCTGTTTACTATACTTAAACTCAGCGACGAAACGGAGATCAGAATTTATGACCGAGCTAAAAGTGAAGAAAGTGCCTGATAGTATTAAAATCGAACGAATACTTGGAGACCCAAAGGTTGTACGTACGATTGAGAATTTCTGGTTCTACTCAGAAGTTCTTGGGCAGTGGTGTTGTATACGAAGTGGATTTGTCTATGATGAAGAGTCCTCACCATGCGGCAGAAATAATCCCGAGGCTGGAGCTATCCATGATTACTTCTGCAGAAAGAATAGTTTTCCAGTAGTAACAAAGGAAGTTGCCATGTTGATTTACTACGAATTTCAAGCTTACTTCGACGAGATGGAAGGCGGTAACTTCTTTAACAGATGTTTCGATAACCTGTGGCGAAAGGTTAAGTGCTTTGTTGTTGAGGTTGTACCTGATGATGTGTACTGGCATAAGTATACTGTTGAAGCAACGTACGAAGAAATGTATGGAGGAGATTAAACTACATGGACTTTTTATCAAACGACTGGATTAATGCAATGTTAAGTAAATACTCAGTGCTAATTGGTGCTATACCTTACATTGCATACAAAATACTTAAGATCATCGCAATCCTTAACCCCAACGTACCCACAGATCAAATCAAAGACTTGTTTACTTGGAATGCTAAATAACTCATGGGGTGATGGGTTTCAGAGCCCCGCATGATACCAGTAAAGATAGAGCCAAGGTTTTTTGCCTTGGCTCTTTTTGTTCTTAAGAAAATATATTGAGTGCCGCATTTGCTCTACTTACGACATAAGCAATTTTCTGGTCTCCTTCTCTTACATTTTTAGGTAGACTAGGATTATTAAACATTGCTGTAAAACTTGTATGCCTAGTAACCGTTATAGACCTATACTTTACTGGAAAGATTCTTTTTAGCCAGGTAGGAAAATGTTTTTCCTTAAACATATCTACCCATGTTAGTGGAACATCTTGCTTAGTTTCTGTGTTTTTGTTGGCAGTATACGAGTCAAGAAAAACTCTTAGTCTGTATACAATAGAATCACTTTCGACTTTGTAAGCTGCGTTGAAGTCATAAGTATCTATTTCTCCAGCAAAATTTGCGACCATAGTAGTTATTACTACTCTGTTTAAGTTCTGAACCATAGTGTTTATTGAAGTATCTGCAGTTCTCACAGTGTTTGTCCTTTCGTTGTTTTTGGTTTACGGTTTAACCGTTTGAAGTACGTTAAAATTTGCCGTAAATTTCATTCGACGTTTGCCGTGGCGACGTTTTAATTTGTGTTCGTACCAAAATGAACCCATAAAAATAAAAGTCCACCATGCCAAACGTCGCACGTTATACGGTATACGATGTATCAGTGACTCTATACCACACTCCCTTTTCACCTTTTGGCCCCTTAAATTCCCGAGCAACTTTACCAGTCTTAAGCAAGGTATCTATAACGTTGTCAAACTTTGCTCCGTCTATATCTCTCCAGATCTCAGACATGAGTTGTTTCTCAGATACCCATCGCTTAGCTTTGATTATGCTCAGAACAATATCAACCTCAGCAGAAATTTCAGATCTCCCAATAGCTTTAAACGCGTTGCCCATCAGATACTCAACGTCTTTGATCTCTGACATAGCCTTCTCTACTTGGTACCAGTGCAGTAGAAGCTGGTTTGTCTCTGCTGCTGCGCACAACATAGCAACTTTCAGTATGTACGTTGGTTTTCTTGAGTACCAACCACTAAAAGATTTGTCTGTGCAAACGCGTATACCAGACTCGTCTTCGTCATAAGTATCGTACCAATCTGTCCAGCGTTTTAAACAGTCCGCTGTCATAGCATAGTTTCCACCCATGCGACTAATCTGAAACAAATCCCTTTCAAGTTTATCCTTAAGTTTAACTTCATCTTCCGTCATTGCTGGTACAGCAACGGACTTCTTTTTCTTATCTGCCCAGATGAAAAGTATTCGGCTTGTCAAACCACCGCCAACTGCTGTAGCTGGAAGTGAACTTGCAAGACTGTCTGGTGTTGTTGCAGCAAGCAAATTTACCCACGGCCTAACAATAGCATTAGAAGTCCCGTGTCTTGTCCTGCTCTTCCACTCATCTGGGCAGTCGAATAAATCTGTAAGCGCAGTCAGCATCCTTGTATTCTCTTTCTTCTGTCCAAGGAATGATTCGAACTCCTTTGAAATAATGTTCAAGGAACTATGCATCAGTGTCTCTCCACTATCCATCAGCGCTTCGCCCTTTGCAAGTTCAATATCATCTGTCATAGCCTCCTTTGTTGCCGAGTCTGCACTCATTCGTATATCTGGGATTGTATTTAAAAAGTTAACTCCGTACTTTATTGCTTGCGTTTTCCTGGCTACACCGGGTTCTGCAACGAAGACTACATATATGTTCGGGTAGTATGTAAGTCGTCCAAGTTGCAGACATACCTTTCTTCTCAGTGCCGCAGCTATTACTGCATACCCAGTCCATTTATCAAACGCTCTAGCTGGCTCTGTCTCCTCCATCAAGAGTTGATAACCCTCTAACCAGTTCTTCAATAACCTGCTCATTACTACTTCCTTTCAGTACCTTCTGTCCATTAAGAGATTGAAGTTTTTTAATCAGAGTTAAAAGTTCGTCTATAGTATTGTCAAGGTAGTAGTTTACTGTACCATAAAGTCCTTTGAGAGAATCAAGATTTACTTGAATAGATATAACAATTACGAGGTAGACTCGGATAAGTACCTTTACTTTACCTGTATTATGAAATACCTTTATTTTATTTGGAGTATCTTGCACGACAGTAAGTGTAACATCCTGTCCACTTGTAAGCTGCGTATAAATAGACTTGATAAGTCTATCTCTCTCGTGTAAGTTTGGTACAGAAACTACAACGTAGTTAGTCTTGTCTTTGTTGTCTGTCATTGTCAATCCTTTGGAGTAGTAGTTGTTCCATTAAGTCTTGTGTGCTAAGATGTAATCTTTCTGCCAGTATAAACTTTTTGTGCTCAGATTCAGATAAATAACTTGTGCAGGATAGTGGAATAATTGCTCCATCTACTACTTTAACAAGCCAAAGATTTCCTCCGAGTCCTTTGGTTTCAGTAGCACCAATTTCGTAGTAGTTGTCTATGATTGGCCTTACCCAGTTAATGTTATAGGTAGATAATTCTCCTTTAAAGTTAGGAAGGTCTACTGTTTGACGAGGGCTCATGCCGTACATAGAAATTATTCCTACGCTCATATATACATCTCCAGCAAAGTTGCTAGTTCCTCTACGTTTCTTACGCGCTGATGAGAAAGCTGAATACATCTGTTGTAAGGTCTATCTATGACGATTACCTTAGAGTAATCTGCAAACAGTGGATAATCATCGACAAGTACATCGTCTTCACTAAGTAGTTGAAGTTTATGTGCATCATAGATAACGTGTCCAGTAGGTAAGTGTTGCTGCAACCATATTTTAGTATGCTTAATCCATGACTCTGGCTGAGAAGTTATAACGTGTACAGGATTAAATCTGCTTACTATGTAGTTGAAGTACTCTGTTACTGGTGCAACTTCAAGAAGTTTTGGATGCTTAGAGTAGTACTTTACTACACTTAAACCACTTATTTTCTCTGTCCAAGCTAGTGGACAGTACCCAAGATGACCGTGCAAGTCTCTTAATACCTGATCAAGATCAAAATAAATCATACAACATTCCTCCAACTAATATCAACATCCTTACCTTCACCCCAAGAATCTCCAACTTTAAAGTCAACGTCGATGTAGAATTCTTCTCCTCTGAATGGAATAGGAATTAACATTTTCGAGCGCATGAACTTAATAGTATCCATAACATTCTCTTCACGGCAAAGAACGTATACTGCATCGTGAAGCTGAAGTAGAATGTGTAATTCGTAGAGCAGATCATCTAATGAGTCGTACATACTAAGTAAAGCCTTGTTTAACAAATCGCCAATACTTGATTGAGGTATATACGAGTACGCACTACGGAAAAGCTCATCACCCCACCTATCAAGAAATCTATGCTTCCTTCCAAACAAGTTTGTCAAAGTCTTAGTAGTCTTCAACTCACGCTGAATATTCTCGTACCATACACGAAGCTGAGGATTGATAGCATGGTAGGCCTCCATCAAATTCTTTGCTTTATTTATCTTGATACCAAGTCTGTTCGCAAGAACTGTTGGGCCAGCTGAATAACTTGCAGCATGGCGAATTGTCTTACCAATCTTTCGTAACTCGTCTGTCACTTCTGCGATAGTTATTCCCATCATCTGTGCAATAGTTAACTTGTGAATATCGTAGTTAGTTTTTTCTGTCTTTGACATTCCAAATGAGTCATTAAACATCTTGATAAGTTTATAATCACCAGTCAGGTATGCAACCGCAACAGCTTCAGCTTGGCAATAGTCACCTTGTACTATCTTCCAACCAGCTGGTGCACGGTACATCTTCCTTGCTTCAGAAGGTATGTTCTGCAGATTTCCACTACCAAACGGCATAATAATTGAAGCGCTTGAACTCCATCGACCAAAGCTACGCTTCGTTTTCTTTGTGTCTTCCTCGTCGTCGCTAGATGCTCCAGTAATGTTGTAACTTGTATATACTTTATCTTCTGGAGAAAGCTCTATATCAAGGAAGTTCTCAATCAAAGTATTCGCCTTTTTATAGTCAAGAATCAGGTTGAATACCGGATTGTCTGGTACAAGTCTTGCCAGTGTACGAAGCGCATTAGCATCTGCTGTCATTGTTCTTGCATCTTCCTTAGCCTTTCGACGTTTATACTGCACTGGAAGTTTTAAGTCAATGTAAAGAAGCTGGCACATTTGCTTCGGAGAGTTGAAGTTGATTTCCCTCTTAAGTATCTTGTCAAGTTCAGCTTTGTACTTAGTACGCTTGTCCTTCCACAAGTCAGTCAACTTTGTTTGAGTTTCTCTGTCTACCTTAATACCTTGCAACTGCAGCATAAGTGCAACTGGAATCAAGCTCATCTCGAACTCAAAGGTCTTCATAATGTTCTGACGTTCAAGCTCAGCACGAAGAACTCTTGCAATACCGAGAGTATTTGCTGCATCAGCAGGATTGTAGTCCTGCGACTTAACAGACTTTGCTTTCCACGGAGCAACATTGAGGCATACACTGCCGAGGAACCCTAAATCACGCGGAAGTTCTGGCCAGCAAACATGCGCAGCAATAAGCGTGTCCATATATATTTTTGAAATCAGTATATGGTTATTAGCCCACAAGACTCCAGTATCGTATGCACCATTCTGCATAACAATTTTCTTACGTGCTACAAGTTCTGCAAACGTTTGCCAGACAAGAAGTTCATCCTTCTCTGGTAACGCAGCAGCGCGTCCTTTAATTAAGAATAAAGACATACCAAAGTTTGGGTCATGACTGAGACCAAGTTCTTCGATATGACTACCAGGTTGAATAGTCTCAACATCGACAGATAGCTCCTTAAACTCTTCATGCTCAATCAGAAAACGCATATAGTCTATGAAAGTCTTTGCATTTACATTTGGCTTAAATACTTGACAACACTCAGGCATTTCAGAAGTATCTGCATTTCTTCCTGCTTTGCGTAAGTCAAGTACAGTCTGGAAGTATAGCTTCCAATCACGATTAATTGCTGCTGGATGATAGGTTCCTATAACCTTCTTTCCAGGTACAAGCGTGCAAGGAAGTATATACCCACGGAAGTCAGAGATATGCTTCTCCCCAGTCAAAGCCCATAGTGCTGTTGCACCGAGAGCTACAATGATATTTGGCTGGTATAGTTCAATGTCATGTTTCAGCATTGCAATCCATGCAATAAGTTTTGGCTTAGGAATTGTACAGGCTTTATCCTCAAAGTATAAGGATATTCTGTTATCTGGCGGACGCTCTCTTGCCACGTTTGTAACAAGGCATTGATAACGAGATATACCAGCCTGAGAAAGCAAGTTGTCAAGAGTCTGTCCAGCATACCCAACAAAAGGCTTACCAGCATCATCCTCTTCTCGTCCAGGTGCTTCGCCAACGAACATGATCTTAGCATCCATCGGGCCTTCGGTATTTACTAACATCATTTAACCTCATCGAAATCGAAAGTTTTTACGCACGGTGGAACAACTGCAACATCAGTGGATTCCTTATCAGGCTTTAACAATTTGCATCCCTTGATATCAACAATATCTTTCTTAATACTTTGATTTGGCTTGTGCCAGATGAAGCGAACAACACGACTCTCTGCAACAGCCATGTTAATGGCTTGTTGAATTGTCCAGATCTGTTCGTAGACTACTGGCTTTCTGTTCGCCTTGTTCAAGGCGTTCTCATGCTCAACAGCGGCCTCGAGTTCATCAAACTCTTCCTTGTCTGCAGTAGTCACATACTTCCAGATAGGAAGATTCTTTCCTTGAATGAGTCGTTTAACTGGAATGATTGGCATCAGTATCCTCCTTTACTGGTTGGTCAATTTTTGACGTTTCTGAGAAAAGTTGCAGTGCTTCTATCAACTCACGCATAGTAGAAGTATGCAGATCAAGTGACTGCTGTAAGTACCTTGAAGAATCTTGAAACATTTCCATTGCAGACTGAATCATAGACCCTCCACGATACACATCATCTGCACCAACAAGAATTATTCTTTCACTCATTTCACACCTCTCAACTTAGCCATTCTTGAAACAGCAAGTGCGTAGTTCTCAATGCTCTTCTCGCATCCAAGACTCAATACCTTCATCTGTAATCCCGCCTCAACCAGTGCACCACTACCCATGCAAGGATCAATCATGTACTGTCCAGGTAGACACACTCTCGATATCAGCTCCTTGCAAAGCTCTACTGGCTTTTCGGCCTGATGTACCCGTTCGGAGGGCAGTACTGGGTCACACTGAATCCAGTCGGGTCTTCCTTGCAGGACAAGACTAGAGTTTGGTTTTCTTCCGAATAGCACAAACTCATACGCAGAGCTGAACCATCTCTCAGGTTGATTGTTCTGTCCAGTTGTTCGCTTAATCCAGACGATGGGGCGCGGGGCGACAAGCCAACCAGCAAGCTCCATTCTTTCTTTAAGCCACCAGAAGTGACTTGGCGCACAGAAAATGAGCGCATGGCCTGTGTCTTTTGTGACTCGGTAAGATTCAGTGACGAGTCTTTCAAGAAGAGCTTTAGCATAGCCTTCACTGTCGTCATAGGTAGTTCCAGTTCCTGTAATGCTTCCACCTGTTTCTCCTCCAACTGTCATAGCAACGTCATGAATGTCTATACCGTAGGGCGGGTCAGTAAAGAATAAGTCTACTGTGCCTGTTCCAATACCGGCAAGATATTCTTCAGCTGCTTTGTTTACAAGAATGCACTCGTCAGATTTCTTAATGATATCTTCATAAGATGTGAGTGCTTGCATCTGCCGCTGTACATTTTCAATTCCCTTCACAGCTTTTTTAATATCTGACTTTGATTTACACTCACTGAGGTTCGGGAACTGTTTAATCGCCGCGGCAATCTGAAGTTCTTCAATGACTGAACCTTTTGTCTTACCAAGCATTTCTGCAGCATCTTCAAGTGTGAACCCACCTTCCTTACCCTGGACAGGCGTACCATGAAGCTTACGTTTCAGTGCAACCATTTCGTCTACTGCAAGAGCGTACTCAGCTGGAGTAAGTTCCTCACGCTGAAGATTCTCTTCAAGCTCAAGCTCACGTAAAGTAAGCGGATCAAGCACATCCTTGTAACATACGCGAGCCTTACGGCCAAGCAGCATACATGCCGCAAGCCTACGTCCACCGGCAATCAACGTGTTGTCTCTTGCTATCAGGATTGGCAGAAGTTGACCGTACTTCTTTATCGACTCCACCATCTTCTCAATCTTTACAAGATCTTTTCTTTGCCGAGGTCGTTCTGTACTGATGATAACATCAGTAGGTTCCATCTCGAAAATAAGTTCTTCGCTAATTTGTGTCTGTACTTTCTGTTCCTCATTCATCCTTTACTTCCTCTTCGTCCTTAGGAGCTTCAATAGGGTGCATTCGACTGAATGTTTTATCAGCAGAATCTTCGTAACACAACTTAACTCCAAACATCGCCATACAAGTATTTCCGTTAGAGTCAGTACCAAGTACCTGATAGTATCGAAGGCCGTTTACTGTTCCGGCCTTGGCTATACCAAGTGCTGAAAGAATCTTAACTTCAACTGGCATCAGCTTCCTCCACAGATTCCATAAATGTAATAACCACTTTATCAGGCATGGGCATACCAGCTTTAAGGTACAGGCCACCTGATACTTCATCTCCTACCTTACCGATAGTGTAGTGATCGTGCTCCACTTTCCGAATCACTTCGCCGTCTTCGTTGTAAATAGGTGTTGAAATTAACTGATCAAATCTTGCTCGTATATTCATGAGTCTTCTCCTATTTCATAAGTGTCATCTTTGAATAAGTCAACGTCGTCAGACGCTGGTAGTTCCGCATCTACTGACTGTGGGCTTAAAGCTCGTAGCGATTCAATGTCTTTCTTTTTAAGACCAAGAAGTTTCATCATAACTTTCTCGTCCTCAGAAAGGTCGCATTTTGACTTTTTGGCTGATGAGCTTTTTTTCGCTACTGGGATTCTTTCCAAATCCTGTGCCCGTTTAAGTCTATATTCTACTATAAATTTTAATTGCTCTTCTGGTGAAGACCTTCCGAAGTTCTGGTACAGGTTTTCTAACCGCACAAATTCCTCCTAGAGTAAAAGTTTAAAGGTAGTGATCAGTATGCTGGTGTGCAGTAACTGGTCAAACCCGATCATTGCAAAGAACCAGTGTCTGTGAGACTGGTGCAAACGTGAGTTGATACGGGACGTAACTGCGTCGATAAGAAAATGTGTCCCGAAGGTGATTAAGATAAACATGAGACTGAACACCCAGAAGAAACAGACGGAGTAGACAAGACTGTGAGCAAAAAGTATTAACCAACTCTTGCTCTTGTTAATCACCATTTCATCTGACTGCATGAGGAAGTCTGCAATGAAGTGAGTAAGGAGAAGGAGCAGGATTGAGTAAGTATATAAGTCCATCAACCTTCTCCTAGTTGCTCTTTCAGGTACTTGTCAATATCCGGTGGCTGCCAGCCAGCAGGTTTCAACAGCTTCCCATCTGCTCGTTTTACTCCACCCTTCTTAGCCATGTTTGTTCTGTGGACTTCATCCCAGATCGGACGTATGTCTATCCCGTAGGTAACGGCTGTGCCGAGCAGGACTACAATGGAGTCAGCAATACCATCTGCGATCTTAACAAGATCATCCTTTTCCATTGCTTCGAATAATTCTCGGTTGACCTCTTCGCCTATTAACTCCATTCGTAGACAGACTTCGTCATCTGTAGGAACGTGTGGCTTCGTACTGAACTTATCCCCAACTACCTGTTCATGAAAATCCTTTACATCTTGATACCAGTCTTGGCTCATTTTACACCTCCTATAAAGCCTGCTCGCCTTTCTTCTCCGGCTAATGTACTACCAGTATTAACACTTGCTCTACATGCGTTTTGCGCTAAGTCGTATAGCTCTACTGCTGGTATAATACCTATAGTTTTGTTAGCAAACTCTATCTTTATTCCTGCTCCATTACTATGTTTAGTTTTTAGCACTGTAGTAAGTTTAACTATACCGCTTAAAGTTGTTATAGTATAGCTTAGTAAGTTACTAGTTTTACTCTTATTCATTTTACTTTCCTTTCTTTACTGGTCGGAGCAGGAGGATTTGAACCTCCGACCTCTCGCTCCCAAAGCGAGCGCGCTACCAACTGCGCCATGCTCCGTAAAGAACAGCATCCTGACTCCTGCACATTCCCCAATATATAGGTATGAGAGACAAACACTTTTCAATCAAGCCCTTTAGACTTAAGTGTTTAATTGTTTGTTCTACTATCAGGATGCTGTTCATAGATTGTTTGCTTTCTACTCGTCTTCAAGAACCTTCTTTTCAAGAAGTGTACGCTCCCGTTTCAGTTCGACAAGTTTCTTTTCCGTGTTTGCAATCTCCTCATCTAGTGCAGAGATGAGTTCCTTTGTTGCATCAAGCAACTGTCCTCTACGTCTCTTCATTTGAAATCTCCTTTTTAAGCAGCGATTGAATGCTAGACTTAAGTCCTTCAGCCTTCGCAATGTTATCTTTATGCTGATCGTTATCTTCGATAAGACTTTTAATTGTTGCTTCGTTGTAGCTAACCTCACCAACAAGAGCATTGATACCAATCTCGAGATCTTGAATCATTACCTCGAACTTATCAAACACTCCTTGAATCTTTCTCACCGCTGACTGGACTGGTGTCTCCGTTTTGAAAAACTCCACTTTGAATTCTCCTCTCGTAGTAAAGGGGGAGCAGGACATTTGGCGCTGCCCTACTCCCCACAAAAGGTAGTGTAAAATCACATCACTGAAAAACCACTACCTGCTAGTACATTGCACTCTTCTTCGCTCTGTTTACAGAGTTTCTGAACTTTCCCTGATACTCGTCAACATCTACATCCAAATCTGCTTCCGTGCCTTCCCAGATATGGTTAGCAAGAGCTTCTGCAATCTTTTGCGGAGTAGACATATCAATACCAAGTTTATCTTCGAAGTCCTTGAGCATGTTGATCTTACTCTGCCGTTTCGTTGACGTACCGTTCTTAGTCATTTCATTCTCGTCACCAGGTTTAGGCAGCCAGTTCCTAAAGAATACATGCGCTCCATCAATAGGAGTCTCACCATCGTTCTTTACTCCGCCGTTGTCGTGCAAGCAGAAATCCCAGACAATGCAATACTGTCCTGCGTTGAATTTAATAGCAGTGGCAACGCCGTGATAAGTTCCTTTGGGAATCAGGGGATCAGGTTTGAACTCGTCTTCAACATTGAAGTCAAGACCACCGAGTGCTTCTCCTGCTTCTGCTCCGTCCATCAAAGGCTCGTTTTCTACTTCTGCCGCTTCCGAATTTACCGCATTCTTTTTAGCCATACTACTTTACTCCTTCTTTTGTTGTTGTACTTGTTGGTTGTTTCGCTGTCGTCTTTGTCTTCTTGCCAGTCAAGTAATCCATAATTTCGTTGTAGTTATTCTCGACAAGATCAGGTAACAGTCTATCCTTTCCGCTCAAACGAGATCGTCCGTGGTTTCTTCCGATAGGAATTGTCTGGACGAACCATTTAGTTTCTCCACCAACCACCTTCGAAGTGTGGTAGTAGACTTCATCAAAGTAGCTTGGAACATCTGCCGACAGTTTGCCTGTGAGAGACGGCTCAACCCCAATAACTGCACCCTCCTCATCTTTGATAGTATCAAGGTGAGCGATGAGTACTAGGTTACAGTTCAAGTTTAACATTTGACGAAGTCTACCTTCCATAAGATTCTTTACCATCTGGTAATGAACATTCCACAGTGGGCCATTGGTAGCTGATCGTTTCGGGTCAAGCTGCATAGCTTTCTCCATACAGATGTCTGTCATGGCAGATAGGTTATCCACGATAACAGTCTGTATCTGTCCAGGCAACTGGACACCCTCTTCATTCGGCCAGAGCTTTCCTTCCTTCAAACACTTCTGAAGTTGAACAAAGTCCTTTTCATACTTTGCCCAACCAGCAGCACTCACAGGATACTGCTCGTAGTCAAAAGCTTTTCCTCGGTAAGAAATAATCTCCATACCGAAGTCGAAGATGAAGCCGGGGGTTGGAAAGCTTGAGGCGAAGATGCTCTTGCCTGTGCCCGATTCTCCGACACTCATCACTTTCAGAAATTCTGAAACTACTGTTACATCTTTTGCACTTGGCATCTTTCTTCTCCTTTTATATACCCAAGCTTAAACCACTCAAATTCTTCTTTTAAACTACGTAGCAAAAGAAACGCTTCATGATCTGGCTCTCTTTCTTTTACTTGGCAATACGCTTCCCAGATTTCTGTATTGTCTGTCCAGGGTTCTTGCATTGAGTTTTCTTTTCCTTTATTTTCTTAAGCTCGAACTTAGCGTAGAGCTCAATCCTTTCAACCTTGTCTGTACTTGCCGCATAGATATCGCAGATTGTAATTATGTGCTTCAGTACAGACTCAACTGTTTCTTCTTTTTCTTTTGACATTTAATCTTCCTCGACAAGCACATCCCAAAAATCTTGGTGAAATCCATCAAAGTTTAACTGTTCATACGGACGATGCTGTTGACAGATTCGCAGGTATGGACAAGCTCCATACTGGTAACAGTTATCAAAACTCTCTGGCCAGAAATCATACTGCATGGCGTAGTAGATGTCCTTGCAGGTATCAATAAAGCTAAGTTTCCACGCTGCAATATCTCCGGCAGTATAAATCTGCGGCACACGCTTGAAGTCAAACTTGGACTCCCCGTACTCCCCAGTCTTCTTAGACTTATACGCTCCGACGTAGTGGAAAGAAGCAAGACACCCGTTAGGCTTGAAGTCAAGTACCTTGTCTCCAGCATAGGAATACCCAATGAACTGAGGACTCCGATTCGCCTTCGCAATTACCTGATCAAGAATCCATCCTGTAGTCTTGAAATCGAACATCCATTTCTGACTGTCCATTTCAACTGACAAGTCGATCTTACCAGTAAAAATTACCGGCGGGAGCTTGGAGAGTACACGCTCTTCCAGTTCACTGTCCGGTAGCATCGGGCACTCAAATTTTGTTTCAGTTGAAATGATCTTGATATAGTCTTTATCCTGCTCAAAGAAAGCAAGGTACGCAGCGAATGCTGCAACAGCTGTATTGAAGTTCTTGTAATCATCAACGAAAGTCTTTTTCTTCCGTTCCGAATCCCACTTCTTCTTACCAAGTTCAAGTCCAGCTGTCAATGCTGCCATATGTTCGTCTGGAGCTTTCGGCCAGCCATGCTCCTTCACCCAGTTGTGGTATCCTTCCTGAATCCCGTGCCAAACTACACCATAAAGTATTGCAGTAGAGCCATAATCTGACTGCCAACCCTTCACATGCTGAAGGTAGTACTTCATCTTGCACTGGCGGAAGGTACTGCGTTTTGTGTTATCTAAAATTAATTTTTCATCTGACATTCGTTGCCTCCAAAGCAAAAAATTCTGGCTGGTGGAAGTCCCACGAAAATCCACCAACCAGAAAGGTCATTTATTGACTACGTTGCTGATCAACTCCTATTTCAGGAGGCCAACACTCTTCAGCCACTCGGTAGCTTTGTCTTTCAGCTTACCATCAGGCATGGCGTTGTAGTTCGCCAGGATTCCGTTGACATCAATCTTCGGAGCCGCCGGAGCACGAACAGACCAGTCACCTTTGAGCAGGCCTTCCCAGACTTTGTTGATAGCATCAACAGCGTCTTTACCTTCACGACCAGCAGCCGCATCACCCAGCTTCTGGGACAGGCCGTACGGCATAAGGTTTTTCTGAATCGATTCGGGCAGAGTACCTGCGTCGAACGTCAACGTAGTTCCGGTAATACTTTCGGTAATAGTCAGCACATTGCCAACAATACCCTTCGACAACTTCTTTTTCTTTTTCTCTGCGGGGGCTTCAGCCAGTTCCGCACCTTCAACTGGTGTTTCATTTTCAGCCATAACAAACTCCTTTTCTTTTTAGCGGTAGGTCGCAACCCTAGTTTTGCAAAACAAAGGAATGTAGTTGCACTCCTTTTAAATATAAACCGTCTTAATCTTTTCATACTCCTGGATAAATCGAATGACTGCTTCCGACCAGCCACTAATATGCACCCAGCCGTTGTCGTACCCGACTCCATTCTGATACCCAGCTACGTTTATAATGTAGCCTTTATCATACGGAGCACAGGGTCGATCTGCAGATTGCTCATCAGTAATAACAATAAGTCTTTCGCACTGTGGAAATACTTTGTAAATATAGTCTACGGCTTTGCCGAGCTTAGTCCGCGTTGGATTAATCTTTTCCTTTACTGCTGCAAGCATAGCAAAACCTTTTCGCGGAGCAATCTCAACGCAGTCTTCAGCAAAAGTAAACAGCCGGAAACCTCTATCTTCACAAAGCTCTCTACATAGAATGCCAACTGCACCGGCTGCATCGAAGCGAGTGATCTCGGACTTTGCTGAGATCGTGTTCTGCATTGAGCCGGAGTGATCAATCAGCAGAGCAGTCTTCCCACTCAGCTTCTCCATGCTTTGTACTGCTTTTAGCATAGGAACTTCAAGGTGTATTTCAAGGTGCGGAGCATACTTGGCGGCTGAAATGAAACGGAAAGGAAGAATATTACTTGTCTTCATAGTAGAGAGTGCTTCAATAATTAAGTCCTCATCTACATCAGCCTGAGTCATGTTCCTTAGATTCCGCAGGAGAGCCAGCCCGCCAAGTTTACGCTCACGCAGTAAACGCTCAAATGTTTCTTTCTTATCTTTACCAGCTGACAGTGCAACTTCCCATGTATCAGGTACAGCAAGCTGGTCGTCTTTAAGACGCCGAAACAACTCACCCTGCTCAGCAGTCAGTGGTTTCGGATGACATATTTTCAGCACGTCCTTCAGTTTAATCTCGTTCGGCTTGTTGTATTTGGCCAGTTGATACTCATTAAACTTAGTGAAAGCCTTTGCCAGCCCACGTTTTACCTGTCCAGATACAGGAGATTTCTTAAAGGTCTTCTCACCTTCCCAGTAAATAGCAAGGAACTCAGCAAGTTCATCTGGTCTCTGAACAATTTGCGCAAGCGTATCAGCAACAACATGCTTATGTGAGTCAAGTGCTGCCATGGTTCTGGTGATGTAAAGTGGAGTATGTCGAAGGTTGTAAATACTTCGTACATCTACAGCAATCTGCGCGACAATTTCAGGTTTAACTAACGGAATGAGATTTTTAATTCTTTCGGCTTGTGACTCTCCATCCTCGTAGAAGTTATTCTCCCACAACAGACAGCAACAAACTGTGCGTCTAAGCATTTGCTCCGGTGTAATTCTTGAAGCAACTGCTCCTTCATACGTTCGGATAGGTTCTGCAGGTACATTTTTTCTTGCCATGTTTCTCTTCTCCTTTAAGTTTTATTTGATTCTAGGGTACAATCGCTTACAGTTTCAAGGTAGCCTTACTGCTACCACGGTTGTCAGCTCTCGATAAAACTGCTGCATGTTTTACAGGATTTGAACCTGCTCGTCCGGCATATTTCAGCTGGACTTAATCCAAGTTTTATTATGAAGTAACTGTAAACTACACCACTAGAACTTGTTAGCAAAATCTTGGCAGCAGTAAATCTACCATACTTTCTTCACCCGTTAACGCTACCATACTGAGTCAAGGTTCTGACCATCTACTCTACGTCCGTTGCTTGCCACAATCTAAAAACTCTAGAACTCTTCTCACGTACTTCTCGAGAACTCGTAAGGTAGTAATTAAGGTGGCAACCCCGTTTCGGTTTACTGCTACCAAAGTAAAAACTACTGTAGAGTATAATCGTAATCAGCATTTGTCATACACCATAGAATGAAGTAACTGATTACTACGCTACTACAGTAAATTGTTAAGTGGACAGGGTATAGGATTCGAACCTATGCTTAAAAGTGCCTGGTGAAGTATCTCTTTTGTACGGCATAGTTTTCACTAGCGAAAATCCAAAAAAGTCTTTTCTAACTTTTGCCTTACCACTTGGCTAACCCTGTCATGGGGACGGAGGCAGGATTCGAACCTGCGGCCTCGTCATTAGTAGTGAAGTAACTGTGATCTACGCTACATTTCTGAGAGTAATCGAGCACAGAAATTTTCGCGCTCTAACCAACTGAGCTACTCCGTCCATTGTTCAAAGATCGTAACACCTTTTCTTATTGTTTATGTGTGTATCATACACCCGTTTTTTAAAGTTGTCAATAAAAATATCATAGACTTCAAGATTCTTTTTTATCTTTGTTTTTATTTTTATTTGCATAAGAAATATACAAGATTCCAACATACACGCCGAAAGCACTTATTAGTATAAATGCGGCAAAAACAGCACTTAAACTAATAATGTAGTAAGTCCATGCTGCTGCTACTATGAGTATTATACTCCACCCAATAGCTCTCATATCTCTTCTCCTTCTTCTGTAGTATATTCTTCTATTCTTTTTTATCCTTATTTCCCCAGTATACAAGTACTAATCCCATAACAATCACAGTAATGCTTGCAAGTATAAGCCAAATAAAGGGGTACTCAGCCGCAATCCAGAAACTCCAAGCTGACAACACAACATAAACCATCATCCAGCCAACTACTTTCATACCTTCTTCATCCTCCTCAATCTTCGTTCCATTCTCTTTACCTGTTCAACAGTTCTACCACGTTTTATCTGCCGTAGTCCCTTGTTATTATGATGCCTGCGCGTTTTCATTTACTTCACCAAGGCAGTCGACTGTACCAGTAAGTACATCGTTTACTTTGTTCATTGGGCAGAGATCGCATCCAATACTACCAACGAAGTGCGGCTTTCCATGAGGACACTTAGTCATACAAAGAAGATGAATGCCCTCGCTTACTACCACATACTTTATCTTCATACTCCCTCCACTTGTTCTGGATAGAACTCAGCAATCTCATAATCAGTCAAGCCGTTAAGAATTTCTTCTATCTCTTTCCTCGACTTCCCGTCCTTCAACATAAGCTTGAGAGTTCTCTCTCTGTCTGGATCAACAGAAAGTTTAGAAAACTTTCCATCTGTATCCCGAAGGAAGGCAGTAAAAATTGCTCTGTACTTTCGCTCCAGTACAACGTACTGTTTGCGCTCGAGCAAAGTCTTGTTGATGAAGACTTGACTTGCGAGTACAGGTTCAATCACTGCCCACTCATCCTTCTCCTCTTCCAGTTCGTTGGCAAGCTGTGTCTGCTCCTTCTTGTTCTGAACACGGATGAAGATAGCTTGATTTACCTCAAGTCTCTTCGCTTGCTCAAACCAGATGCGGGCGATTTCACTTGGCACAGTCATCACTCCTTTCAAGTTTGAGTTTTAAAATTTTTGGAGTTGGTAGGCACACTCCCTCAATCAACGCGACTGCTGGGAGTAGTATACACTCATAAATTTCTTTATCTGGTAGTTGCCTGTTAAACTCAGCAAACCAGTTCGTATGCGCTTGCTCTACCGTAGTCTTGTCATGCACTACGCAGTACTTAAACTTGCTTCCAGCAGTTAAATCATTTAGCTCGATAATAGCAAAGTCTGGATAGTCTGGGAATACTATCTGGTGGTAGATTCCTTTAAGTACTCGTTCTGACATAGTCATGATTTTCCTTTCTGTGTTAGCTTAAGATCTAAAAGCTCTTGAGTCATTCGAAGAATCTGTGCTCGTTGAGCTCTGTATACCTTTACTAATGCTGGTGTTGTGTTGTGATATATTTCTAAAGCCTCGTCATCAAAGATAACAAGCGCATCCTTCCTCCACTGCTTTAAAGTTCTTTCAGATATCATGATTGAACTCCTTTAGGAAATAGATAAAACTCTATTTCACCTACACAAAAATTTATACCTTCCCCTAGGTTTATATCTTTTCCACTTTTACCAATTTGAGCAAGCTGCTCATTACTTATGCCATGAATATAGATTGTTATTCTATCTTTAGTACTTAAACTTATGTCCATAATTTTTCTCCTTTCAGTTAACCAACGCTTTTAAAAGTCTTGTCACAAGTTCTTCCTTTGTCAATGACATAAGGTACTCCTTACATTCTGTGCAAGTACTGCTCTGCCTGTTGTTATCAGTATAGATACTCCTCTCCTCATCTACTGAAACCTTCACTGACACAAGGCCTACGTTATCCTTGTCTGGAACCATATCGTAGAACGTGGTTTTGCTGCTCCCGCAAGTCTTGCAGAAGTTCACGACTCTAATTGTATAAGGCTTTAGCGTATTCTTTACTACTGTCTTTTTCTTTCCTGTTTTCGCAGCCAGTTTTGCCTCAACCTGCGCGAATAGAATGTTGTAGATAGTTAGCTCATCTTCAGTAAGCTTTGATACATCAATTACTGGTACCGCACTTGTCACGAAGTCACTCTCCCTTCTTCTCAAATGAGTTAAACCCTTCAAGCTTGAACTGCTTCAGAACTTGCAGTGCCTTTCCATAACGTCTGTTCTTCAGCAGTCTCTCACATTCTTCTACTGCCCATTCAGAAGAGACTGGGTAGGTGTACTCCTTGTTGCCAAGTAGTATGCACACCTCCCAGACTCCATTGAAGTCCTTGACCTTTGATGTAATCAGAAAGGTCAATTTATGACGTTTCTTGTTTGGCATTTAAGTCCTGGTAATGGCAGTTCTTAGTGCACCTTTAAGTCTATCAATAGCTGCCCGAATTTCTACATAGTCCGAGCCGTTAGCAGTACAGATTCCGTGCTTCTTACCATACTCACATGACGAGCACGCGGCTGTTACTCCAACAGTAGGGAACTTATTCTTTATACAGAATGGGCAGACGTTCGGGCTGATTGGATAAGACTCAAGCAGTGAGTGAAGTAGCTTAAACTTTAAGGCTACAAACTCATTGGAGGTTTTAGCATCAGTAAGCTGGCAAACGTACTTGTTGAGAATTGCTTGCATATTTCCAATGTTGTACTTAAGGTTGCCTAACGCTGACTTAACTTCTGCTGACTCATCTGCCCGCGCTCCAAGGATATTATACTCCTTTACAGCAATTTCAAAGTCTTTGAACATCTTAGATGGCATCACCAGCAACTTGGAGTCATACTGTAAATCACCACGTAGGAAAACTGTGTTTTCAATTTTATCTACATCCGGCCAATAATCTGACTCTAGTCGAAGCCTATTTGATGCGGTAAAGACGCGTTTGTTCGAAGTAGTAACACTACCATCATTAAACCCGAACTCATATCTTCTGTGTGATTGCTCAGTAATTTCAACAATGACTGACTCATCACCTGTTTTGCCGACAACTTCATACTTAATGTACTTTCTTTTTGAAACTTCTTTTTTCTTAGCTTCTTCCATAACTTTGTTCTCCTTTTCTTCTTTTAATAAAAACTGTTTTGCGAACAGTAGACAATCTTCTTTACACGTTTTAAGTGTGCTTGTCTTTCTCTCCATATTAGCAAGATCTGTAAAGTAATTCTGGTAGTATTCGTACACCATGTTTGTCATATCATCCTTTTGCAGATATTTTCGTGGAGGTCTTGGCTTACTAGTAAATACCCTGTTGTCACGCATCTTCACCTTGTCTGTCATTTCTTTTAGGCCATAAAATTCTCCATACAGATTGCTGCACATAGAAACTATGTCTACTGTACTCATTTTACCTGGGTCAATTCCGTACCAATTAACTATACTATCCTTACTCATACTTCTTTCTCCTTATTACACGTACAATAGAAAACAAGCACGTTTCTTCCGTGTCTTCTAGGCCTTGGTTTGATCTTCTTAAATACCAAAGTCGATCGCTTGTCTCCGCACCAGCATTTGCATCGTAGTCTTTTGTATCGTGAACACTCCCTTAGTCGACGGGGAATGGCTGCTTTTACTACATCTATCTTTCCACCTCTTGCAAGGAATTCTTCAACGGATTCGTGAGTATTAGCCATAGCGTTACTCCCCTTTCTTCTCAAATTCCTCCACGATCTGCTTACCTTTACCGTTGACTACTTCGTAGAGATCGTCCGACACTTTGTCAAGTGCAGCTTTATCCAGCATATTGAGCTTTTCAAGAGCAGCAGAGATTGCTATGAGTGCAGTATAAGTAAGCTCTTGGTCAGTAATAGCCTGCATTACTGTAGAAAGAAGTGATCGAATGTTTCGAGCGTGGTTGTTTACCTTACCATAGTCCTTACCACACTCCTCAAGTAGTAACTTACCAATCTTATCTATAAGCTCAAATAGTCCTGCTAAATCTTCAGCAATATCCTTGTTTCCTGGATAAGTAACAAAAGACGCCCCACGATTCTTTGTCTCGTTTATAATTATCTCAACTACTTTTACTTCATTTAAAGCTTTATTTTTTGTTGCTCCTTTTTCTTCCATACCAGTTTCCTCCTTTTTCTTTCTCCAATTTTCTGTTTATCCTTTTCAGTAAAGAAGCACCGCTCATTTCCGTCAGCATCCATGACGGTGCTTCCACCACAACGCTTTACAAGTTTCCTTGCTTGCTCCTCAGTAAGTTTAGATACTGGCAGCCTTGCTGGAATAGGTACGTTCAGCCTATCCAGTATAACAACAAATACCAGCGTGAACAGAACGAGAACTAGAGAAATTAGGATGAGTATTTTTAAAACCTGCATAACTCCTCCATTTTTTGTACAGCATAGCGGTACTTCCCTCAGATAGTAATTGTGTGAATAGTATTTGCGCGAGCCTCAGCATCTGCCTTCAGTTTTGCTTCGGCAGCTTTACGCTCCTCTTTTTTCTTCTTGTCCTTCCGTACGATGTTGGTAAAGATCTCACCAGCTTCGCGCATGTAGTTAATAAGTTTGGCAAACATACTAGTGGACAGTATATACGGAAGCTTAGTAATTCCTTGATGGCCAAGAATACTACTATCCTTGAGTAGAAGAACAAACTGACTCTCGCGCCGGCTAATACGCTTTGCTGCGGTATACCCGTACTCATCCCAGACGTTGAAGCCGTACTTGTCGTGTATCTCCGGCGCAGAGAGTAAGTTGCGAATAGCAGTAATAGTGACGTAATTACCATCTTGTGACTCCTTATAGTCTACTTCAATCAGGCGTGTCTTTTTCTTTTCGGGCACGATAGTTTTGTTTACTGTAGGTTCAACAACCTTCTTAAGCCATGAGGGATGGAAATTCCAGGAATCGAAAAGTCCGCTACTAAACTTGACGCGTACGTAGAATGCATTAACAATACTAACAGTGCCATTTAAGCCAACATACTTACCAAGGATTGGGGCATAGTCTTTCCAATCTGTGTCCACACTGACAACCTTAACTTTATCCCCCATAGAAAACTCGTTGGTAGCATTAACAATCTGAAGGTACTCATCATATATGTTGAACACGTTACCATCAGGCATTGCTACATTACTGGATAAGATTATACTAATTCCTGTGCTAGTAACTCTTCCCAGTTCACCATAGTACTTATTACTTCTGTCAACCACTCTCACCAAATCATCTTTCTTCATCTTTCACTCCTTTTCATTTAAGTTCTGTCCAACCCCAACGCTCGGACATAGTTTGACCTTTGTACGATGTAGTCCACTCCTTTTCAGAATACTGCATTGACCAATACTTCTCGTACCTTCTAAACATTTCATCTCTGGTTTCAGTAACTGTTCCGAAGATTTTTACAAACCTTCCAGCATGTCCTTGTCCGCAACCAAAGGTAAAATACCACCACTGTTTTTCACCTACTCTTTTTTCACTTTCCTCACCCACAACCCACTCCTTTCTAAAGTAAGAATTCTATATCCAACCCAAATTTTTTCTTTACAGCCCTCGATGTAACTCTGTTCAAGTAATCCTGAGCTTTTTCCCTTAGATCAGTCTTGTCTTTATCAGATACGAAAACTTTTTTACTGAACGAAGACTTAATCTTTCCTCTTCTGTAGCTTTTCATTATCCCTTTCCTTTCAGCCAGTCGGCCATTAAGCCTATCCTCTTCCGGTCTTCGGGGGTCATACCCTCTCCTGTTCGCAAAGTGTCGTGAGTAAGGCGGTGAAGGGGTCGGCGGCATCAAATTCTTTATAAGTTGGGTCGATACCAACAGTAATAATAGTCTTGCGGGGGAAGGTTTCTATTGTTTTATAGCTTGAAGTGATCATCCCCCACAGTCCCCTCTCAGGATTCTGCCAGTCGATAGGCTTGGGGATGCGAAGTAATTTATTGTCTATATTCCTATAACCAATAAATCCTACACCACCTTCATAATAGAAGCATTCTAACCCATCAGCGTGAATTTTATGCACAGCGCCAAGTTCTCCAACAACTTCGTTGTAAAATTCATCACCAACCTGCCACTCTCCCATCTTCTCCTTGAAGAATGGCTGCAATCGCTTAATCATGTCCAATTGTTCTGGTGTTAAGGTGCTCATCACTTCCTCCTCTGCTCGGCTGTTAGGGCGTCGGATTGCCAGCCGTTTTCACAGACATATGGAGAAATCCCGACTTCAGCCATTAGATACTTCCGTGTTGGCGGTTTCATCTTATTCTCCTTCGACACTCGATTAGTCCGTGGTTATGAAACGATTTAGGTTTTGTCAACCCCTTTCTAAATTCACCAAACTTACGCCCAATCCAGTAGGCTGTTATGGGAGTCCAACGTACTCTCTCATCATCTAAGGACTCGTCACAATATTGCTGCAATGTCGATCTTCTTGTAGAAAACCGAATCTCGTCTCCCTGCTGCATGATATCTTCATCATCAAGACGCCCGTAAGGTGATAGTCTCATTTCCCTGCCTCCTTCGCGGCCTGCTGAAAATCAGAACAAATATTGTCTACACATTTAATGAATAGGTAGTCGATTAACTGCCCGGCCCTGTAATTGTTAAGGCATATCGTCAATTCCTTCATCGCCTCCACCGCTGCCTGTGCGGATTCGGCTTGCTGCCTGTATAAATCACGGTCTTTCTTAATTTCTTCAAACTCTTCCAGCACGATTATTGAAGACGTTTTGTGCTTTTCAATTTCAAGTTGTGTCTCCAGTTTCTTTATATGATTTGCTCGATCAAATAGCGTTTCATTTCGGCTCTTGTTTATTGTTTCCAGTTCCTTCACGCACTGCTTGAGAAACTTTATAGCGTTTTTTAAGTCCTCAAGTGGATTAATGCACGATCTGGTGACACCTTCATCATCAATCACTCTATCATCCTTCACCCGTTGGCGAAGTTTAACAATCTCCCCCACCCAGCGCTTGCAATCCTCAGCAGTAACATCCTCTGCTAATTCAAATGAGGACTCTCCCTGCTCAAAGGTAGGTACTTCGTCTACATACGCCACTGATACTACCCGCTTACGAAGTGTTGAAATTTCATCCTCATAGTTATCAAGTATTTCTCCTATTCCAGACATGTGACTTCTCCTTTCACTTTTTCCTTTATTATATCACAATAGTTTTCAGTGATCAATAAGTATTTGCAAGTGTTTGTATTTTTAACATGGTCATTAATTGACCTTTCTTACTTGATTTAAACAGTCAGAGTAGGTAGGTTTCACCTACTCTGATTGGTAAAGCCAAGTAAATATATGCAGCCTAGTTCGCTCTCACAGCAATCCTGAATCCGCCGAAGTGGTTGAAGGTGAATACAAAGCCAGCATTGTACAAACCAGTAAGCATCTTCACTGCTTTGTTTTTCGTATCCGTAGTCAGGTCAACTACGCGTACCCGCAGATGAAACTTGTTCGGTTCGTACATCGGACCAAGAGCACGTCTGGCAGCAAAGATCGGTTGTTCCTTGGTGTCATACATATCAAAGTATTCCTTGCTCACTACTCGCTTTTTCTTCTTGCCAGCTTCTGCGTTCCTGTTCTTCATTTTTCACTCTCCTTTACTTTACTAGTTGTCTGGTCTTGCTAGTCTTGATACGAAGCATGAAGACCAAGGTTGGGCAGGATAATACCTGCCACCGATTCCAGAAAGGTCATTTTTCGACCATTTCACTTACACTTCATCCAAGCAGTGCTGGTTGTTCCACTTAACTGGTACTCGCAATATCCCGCCTTCGCCATGTTGTCTATGTGGCCACAAGCAATCAGTACAATTAACACTACTGCTACTGCAAATACAGTAAACGCGATTAACCAACCTAAAGCTTCTTCAAACATTTTCTACTCCTCCAAAAACTGTTTAATTTCCTCTTCCGTCTTCCCGTCCTGTCGCATAAGCTCGACAATCCGGGCAGTCTCCATGCCAGACTCGGGCGCGGGGATGAGCTTCCCCGACTCCGAGTCTTTCACCCACATTTCTGCTCCATCAATTTTCCTGTCAAATATGCGAAGGAAGTGGGAGCAGAGCTCGGTGTCGTAGTAAACCTGAATCCCAACATTCCCTGCAAACTGCTCAGGCATCTTCCGCTTGTAGTTAAAGGCCGTGACACGCATAGACTCCGCGTGGCCTTTATCCCTTGCTTTGAGGAATGTTTCGCCTCCCTCGTTGGCAATCTTTTCAATTACTTCTCTGATTTGCATTAGTGCTCCCTTTATACTCTTTCGGATGCTCCGCATTTAGTGCAGCCAAGTTGAATTTTTGCTCCAAAATCTACTACTGCCATTTCTACAAAATCTTTCTTTCCATAGTTACTGCACTGAATTTGAAAGGTTCTTGGTTTTATATAGTGAGCTCCTTTTTCTTTCCAGGTATTGCTTTCCTTACCCATTTTTCCTTTCCTCCATTTATCTATTATAGCCATCAATCAACTCTTCCAGAACAATAAGTTTTGGAAGATGTATATCGTTGCTACTGAACTTTTCTTGTAGTTTGTAAAAGTCGCACTCCATATGCCCAACAAGTGCATACTTCACTTTATCACCACGATACTCAAGGACTCCTTTACATGCAGCAAGCATAGACTTACCACTATTTATAAAATCATCAACAAAACAATAAATCTCCTTTGCCTTGAGATGGGGAAATCCAGCACATATGGAAGAATGGGAGTGTTTGCTTTCATCTTCTTTCCTGATGTAAAGATGGTGAAGTTCTTTTTCAGAAACCATCATCAAAGCAGTGGCAAAAGCACAACCACTACTGCCCCTTGAAACCAAACATGTCACATCTTCCGGAATAAGAGGAGCTGCCGCATGAGCCATTTCCTTCAAGCTTTTTTGGTTGTACAAAGTGGTACAATATTCCATTTGCATATACCTTCCTCCTTTCTCGCTATTTTCAGTCCTTAATTTATTGATAGCCGAGTCTGCTTCGCAGCAGTCTCACAGGACTTTTTACAGCTTAATGTCCTCAAACTCCTTGTAATCAAGGCTGGACAATTCAGCTTTAAGCTCCTCATTATCTTTGAGTAGGTCTTGTATCTTTGCATTGTTGTCTGAGATAGCACGAATTACTTTTTTTACTTGAGCTTTAAACTGCCTGTCCTTTTCTTCACGGAGTTCCTGATTTGACTCCTCTATAGCTTCTTTTAACATTTCCTGTAAATTCATTTTACTTTCCTCCTGTGAATGTTTTGGTTAACTCTTTAGCGATTTCTGCGGTTAATGCTTCCGCTTTTGCCATAAGCTCAGTTGAGAACAGTACTTTGCTTGCGTTATAACCACTGTTAAACTCCTGATTTGCTACTTCGACTACGCCAGCTTTAACTACAAACGTACCAGCAATGTTTCGTTCTGTTTCTGTCTGTACAAACTTCCAAGTTTTTAATTCTACACTAACTTCCATCGTCTTCCTCCTTTCTTAAAAGTTTTTCAGCACCCTCCGCACTTCCTTGGCTTGTGGATGTCGCCAGTGCGTGATGTTGTTAAGAATGTAGAGGCACTGCGTGCGCAGGTCTTCTCCCTTCAACCGCTTTGCTGCAAGGCAGTAGGCTACTGCCCAATTAAGGCTAGTCTTGTAATGCTCCTTGTCAGAGAGAATTACATCCACTGCATTTTGAACGTCTTGCTCAATGATTACTGTTGGCATTAGCCTTCCCTTTCCTGAAACATCTTGTCAAAACACTGTTCACAGAGTCCACTAATCTTGTACTCTTTCCTACCAGCCTCCGAATAACACTTGGGCAGCGCGAGTTCTTTGCATTCTACGCAGATACCTTTTTAAGGGCTTCTGTCTTAGACAAGCTGTAAATTTCTACTGACAAATCGTCGATAAACTTTTCTAGTACGGTCAACTCTCTTACCTCCTTTTTAAATACCTAGTGCTTGGACTTCCTTAACTATCAGCCAAGCTGCGATTGTTGCGGACACTGCTCCGATTACAAAGCCCCAGAACGCGGCTTCAATTACTGTTGTGCTGGTGTATTTTTTCATTTTGGTCTTTCCTCCTTTAATCCCATATTGCGCAGACGTGCAGGCTACCATCAGCTTTCCTGCCGATAGCAACATGCTGGCCTTCGTGGCCTTTCTGTCTGTTACAGATAAAAAGTGGGTGAGGGCCTTCAGCAAATATGCCGCAAATGTTTTCCTCTTCCTTGTACAGCGCAGTCAGTTCTTTGCCGTTAAATCTTGGGTCAGTTCCTTTTACCATCTCAAACATTGTTCTTTCCTCCTTTAAGTTTATTTTTTACTCCCTCGCCAGTATTTCTACCTGGGAGTCTATCCTGTTTGCCGGATGCTTTCACCCTCCGGCGGGGTATGGTTAGTGTCGTACTTTAGGCAGCTTTGTGTAGCTGGTTTGCCGCATAAGATTACCTCCCTTCACTCTCCTTCCGTTGGTTTTCTGGTTTTTCTCTTATCATACACCATTGCGTGGCAGTTGTCAATGAGTTTATGAAAGTGTGTAAAAGTTTATGAAAGTATGTAATTTTTGTAATTACTTACACTTCACTCAGGTACTCCAAAATCTCTTCCTCTGTTTTACCATCTTTATACATAAGCTCAATAAGTCTTTTCTGCTCTTTAGAATATTTTGCACTGTAGCAAAGTCCAGTCGTCGGAGACAGAATATTCTTGTGCTTGTTTGCTGAGTTTTCTTTTTGTGAGACTAGTCTAAGATTCTCTCTTGTATTGTTCTGCCTATTCCCATCTATATGGTCTATGACTAGACCTTCGTCAGGATAGCCTGCAACTAAGTGATGCATATAGATCTTTTTACTCCCATAGTTAGTGGAAACATAACCACTATCTAAGATATGCCAACGTATTTTCCTTAGGGAGAGGAAATCTTCATCTGAGACTAGCACTGGATAACTTTTCTTTCCCTTTTTAGCGTAAACTATACTCACAGTGCTTTACTCCTGTTCTTTCTCTCTTCGCAGCTTTTCAATTTCTTCCTTAATTGAAAACGGGGTTTCGTCGCGGGTGAGCAGTGTTTCTATAACCAGCTCGTCTGGCAGGCCTTGCTCAAGCATTTCTCTTATCATGGTCTTACTACTTTCCCTCAGTGGGTTCTTATTCTCAATTCCTACAAGTCTCCCGTCTACTACTTCAAAGACATTATTTTTTGCCTTGGAAATGAATACGAACCAGTCTCCGTCCACCTGCTTCTTTTCTATACAGACTTTCCTTTGCTCTTCCAGACTCATTGCTCTCCTGGCATTGTAGAGGCTAACACGTTTACTATTACAATCTTTCTCATCATTACACTTTACAGCAAACGTCTTGTCTTCCTGAATTGCTTTCACCAGGTACTCATCATTCTGAATTACTCCCTTTAACATGGCATACTGCTCCTTTTCTTTTTCATTATTACCAGAACTATACCACGTTTTTTCAAAGTATTCAAGCTGTTTTGCGTAGTTTGGCAATTTATTTAATAGTGTGAATGGTGTAAACACGTTAAATACGTGAAACGTGTTGAGACGCAAATTGCAAATCGAAAATTGCGTACGGCTTCCACCCATTTCTATTTACACTCTTTACACTCTTTACACTCTTTTAAGCGTTTCTATTTCTTTTCTCAGCTTTCCTTCTCTCAGTGTTTTGCTAAGTGTTTTTCTTTTTCTTTATCTTTTCTATTCATTACTATTATTTTATATTAATAATATTATTATAAGTATAAAAGAACAAAGACAAGACAGAGAAAGACTGAACAAAACACTGACAAAGACAGAACTAAGAAGACAAGAAACACTGGGACAAAGGCATCTAAGATAGTCAGAAAATATGGGCAAAAATGGGGACGCCTATTCAAATTTGCGATTTGCGATTTGCGACGATGATTCTTTACACTATTTACATTATTTAATCCGTTTAAATGGTCATTTTTTGACCTTTCTTAATTAATTTTAAATCAGGTTTAAAAAGCTTCAGCTTTTTGATTTTTCGTGCTTTCTGCAATACCCCAGACTTTTGGTTAATCTGCTTTAAATCCCAAAACTACTGCGCTTTTTTCTTCAGGCTTTTGGCTGCTTCCTGAATGAACTCGTTCAGCTTGGCCTGATCAGCTTCCGTGAACAATTCAGGCGTCAAGGCCTGTTTCATCATAAGGCTGGTCATGCTGACGACTTCGGAGTTCATCTTTTCCTTAATCGTAGCCAACAGCTTTTTATTCTCCGCCGCACCAGTCGCGTTTGTCCGCTCACCAGTCCACTTTCCAGCCAGCAACTCTGCCCATTTTTCCTTCGCTGCTTTGACCTTCCCATTCAGGTCGCCCTTTTCGCTCGCGCCCGTGTCCATCAGCTTTTGCTTCACAGCAAATATTACGAGCTGCTGCTGAACATCGGACAGGTCTTTCAGGTTCGGAAAAAGTTCCGGCAGGCTGAAGTCAGCCTGTGCAACGGCCTCTTTGTTTGTTTCTGTGATTTGATTTGCCATTGTCAGCTTGAAGGTCTCTTTTTCCAACATCCACTTCACAATTCTTTTTGCCATAATACTCACCAACTTTCTGGAGGTCATAACCTCCGGTTTGTAAAAGTCTGCGGTATTACGGAAGGCACGAAAAAATTTACCACTCAATTTTGCAATATTCAGTTGTCAATGTACATGTTCAGGGTTTGAACCCTGCCCCGTAATGCGGGGTTTGTTTAATGACTGTGTTCGTCATTCACCAGTATTCAATGCAGGCTTCGTGCCAAAAACTGACGCAAGCTAACCCCCCGGATTTGTTCAGGTTTTTTCTGGCATGAACATTGCTGCTTCGACAAAAATGTCGGGGTGTAAACAATGTTTACTGGCAAAAGCTGAATGAAATCGCGGGTTTACCCGCTTCGACAAATGTGTCGAGCACTCGACAAAAATGTCGAGATGGAACGTGGATAAACATCTGGCCCATCGGGATATTATCATCCTGCTGGCATGGTTTATGCTTCGGACAGTTTCCGGCATTACCGCACCAGCGTCATCAAACCACCACTGTTGCCATATTGACGCTGGCTCTGCCCTCAGTCAAACCTTTGACGACTGCCAGTCATTGCCTGACCACTGGTCAGCCCAACATGAAAATCTTTGGGATGGGGAGGTACCTGGGCCATAGATACTACCGGCGACCGTGAAGAAGGCCCCATTTTCCCCAAGAGAGAATTTTCCAAAAGTTCCACTGAGAAGAAGTGTAGTAATAAAAAGTTTGTGTAGACAAAAAATATTTGTTGACAACTATCGAAAAATGTGTTATGGTACGGGCTAGAAGATAGAAGAGTACCGACGGAGGCAGATGAAAAGCGACGCAGAGTTAAGTAAGCAGGAAGCGGAGGAAAGGTTATTACTGGCACTAAGTAATGGTGCGGGTAATTCTTCCCCGACCCCAGATTTACCAGCTATGTTGCTGGTGGACTACCGAAAGCTTGAGGCCCGGTATGTCTGTACTGCGGGGGATAAGGATTTCATCTGTTCGCTACCTGGAGCTGGAAGCAACTGCGCATTCCGAGATGAGACTGGTACGTGTCATAATACTGAGAGGCTTGGGCTATAATGGGTGGACAAGGAAGTGGAAGAGTACCAATCCCCGTTGACCTCGCTGCCGCGTTGGACTTAATTGATCGCGGGGAGAAGGTTCCGGCAATTGCTGAAGAACTTGGTATCAGTGCTCCAACACTTCGTACTCGGATTGCGGAGATGCAGAAGAAGCAGGGATTGCTCCTTCAGTACCGCGCAATTCAGTCCCTCCAACTTACCGCTCTCCAGGCACGAATTCTGGAAGCAATCACACCTGAAAAAATTAATGAAGCCCCGTTGCGAGACCTGATCGCGGGGTTCAAGATACTCAAGGATAAAGAACTGAACATTGAAGGAAAACCAAGTGAGATCAAGGGCCTGGTTGCTCATCTCATCTACCTTGAAAAGCAAGAGTCTGCCTTGAAGAACGGGGAGCCACTCCCGGCGGACTTTGAAGACGCGGAGTTTGATGACAGCCGGAACGAGGGCATGCCTGAGGAAGATGACTGCCCTCCTGGTAAAGCAAACTCAATTTCCGAATTAGACAAGCAGGAACTATAAGCAATGGCAGAAATTTCTACTGGAATGGATTTTGCGGATACGCCTGTACTTACGGAGAAACCGCGTAAGCCCTCCTTCAAGGAATACTATAAAACTGTTCCAGCAGAAAAGAATAACGTAGAAGACTTTGATCTTGAAGCTGCGTATAATGACTTACCTTACGCTACAATGAAAGAGTTTGCTGAAACGGATAAACATCTTGATCGCGGAGACAAGTACAAGAAACCTAACCACAAGACATTTAGCACCGAGTCAATTTATCACTCAAAGGAAACTCCTGGTGGTAAGTGGGAAAAGAAGAATAACAAGTGGATATTTAAGGCTTCAAAACATAATGTCAAGAATGCTGGCGGAGCAGATGCTTTGAAAAAGTATTTTGCAGAACATGATAAGGACTCTGAACTTGTCCTTCCAGAAGATGATGAGTAAGCCGAAAAGTCATAAATTGACCTTTCTTGGACGGCGGGGGAAATGCAGGAAATGCAGACGCAACACACACTTGGAGAGACACCACGTTACCTACTCTCCAGTAAAGATCGCGCGAATCTGCCGATTCTGCCATAAGAAGATAACGGAAATCAATACGCTGATGTCGCAGAGCACCCGGCCCTTCCATCAGCTTTCAAATAGTGAACGGGTCTTAATCTGGACTGCGTTCTTGAAGCATAGACCAAAGGCCAGGACTTCTGAAGAGTAAATTCGAGCACTGTCTTCTGCGGGGCTGACATCTCGAGACCATCACACTTCGGAAGCCCTGGCCAACCTCGCGGGTGATGGGTTCCAAAGCCCCGCAGTAGGCCAGTAAACCAGTATAGCAAAGGGAAGTATGGAATTAACAGGAAGTAACATTAACAAGGCAGTCTTGAATAGATTGAAAGAGTGGAAGAATTCTCCACTTCAGTTTGTTAAAGAATGTCTTCATGCTACTCCATCTGAGCAACAGATTGATTTCCTTCTTAAACTAGCAAAAGAAAAGCGTATTACGATTAGGTCAGGGCATGGTTGTCATGCAGCAGGTACTATAATTCATCTTTATCCATACGGGTTTAAAGCTGTGGAAGATGTAGAAGTTGGAGATCTTCTTATGGGTGACGATAATACTCCTAGAAGAGTTCTTGAACTGTACCGTGGCAAAGAAGAAATGGCGCGAGTCAAGTATTCTGATAATACTTATTACGATGTAAATATGAGCCACAAACTTGCACTAGTTTGTACTGGAAGTAAAGGTAAGTATAAATCTGGTGATATGTTTGAGATGTCTGTACGAGAATTTTTAACTTGGCCTGAATGGAAAAGAAAAAGATTTGCTGGTTATAAAGTAGCAATAGACTATCCAGAAATTCCTGTGATGATTCCTCCATATATTCTTGGTATGTGGCTTGGAGATGGGTCACATAACGCTATTGAAATAACTAATATTGATACTATGTTAATAGGTATATGGCAGTTATTTGGTGAAGCTAATGGTTTGAGCATGACTACGACTTCTGATAAACTGCATAGACTTGTAGGAGATAAAAGTATTGTTAATGATGCTTTTAAACATTATGGCTTGTTTGGTAATAAGCATATTCCAAAAGAATATTTGTTTAATTCTAAAGATGTGAGACTTAAGTTACTTGCTGGTCTTATAGATACAGATGGGTATGCTGATACTAGAAGTGGACTACAGTTTCAGATAATTCAGAAGAGAAAAGATTTAGCAGAAGATATACTATTTCTTGCTCAGTCATGCGGTATTCACGCTACTCTTACATCCAAAATAAAAAGTTGGGAGTACAAAGGGCAAGTAAATTATGATACTTACTACGAAGTTCATATGTCTCGGAATACTGAACAAATTCCTACACAGTTAAAACGTAAGCAGTCTACTGAAGATTATAACAAGCAAAGAAGTAATCTGCATTTTGGAATATCTATTGAAAAATTACCAGAGAATAGTTATTATGGATTTGAAGTAGATGGAAATCATCTGTATGTTCTTGGTGACTTTACTGTAACACGAAATACTGGTAAGGATGCCAGTGCCGCATGGGCAATCTTGTGGTTTTCGACCACTCGCGCCTACGCTAAAGTTGCCTGCACCGCTCCAACAAATCGGCAGTTGAAGGACGTTTTAGTTTCCGAGATTTCAAAGTGGTTACGTGGGTCAGAAATTGCTGATGAGTTCGTAATTCGCAAGGAAATAATCTTTCACAAAGAAGCTCCACGTGAATGGTGGATAAGGTTTATCTCTCCATCAGTTCGTGCTACAAAGGAAGAACAGGCCGAAACTCTGGCTGGGTTGCATGGCGATCATTTACTTATAGTTTGTGACGAGGCCAGCGGTATTCCTGACCCCACATTTATCCCACTTGAAGGAGCTATGACCCAGCCAGACAATAAAGTTTTGCTTATTGGAAATATGACTAAGAACACTGGTTATTTCTATGATACCCATTTTCATAGTGAGATTTCCAAAGACTGGTGCAAACTTCACTGGGATAGTAGGCAGTCGTCTAACGTTGATAAGTCAATGCCTGAGTACTTTGCAAAGAAGTATGGTATTGACTCTGACGTATACAGAATTCGTGTTATGGGTGATCCTCCTGTGCAGAACACGAACAGCCTTATTCAGTTGTGGACTGCTGAGCAGTGCATTGGAAACGAGATACTGGTTGCGGAGGATGAGCCACTTTATCTTGGTGTTGACGTTGCAAGATATGGCGATGATGCTTCTATTATCCTCCCACGACAGGGCCTGATTATCCATCCTTGGGAAGAGTTTAGAAAACTTAATACCATTGATCTTGGTGGATTTATTATGCAGACGTACCAGGAAGTTGGAGCACATGGCTGTGCTATTGACTCTATTGGAGTTGGTGCTGGAGTTGCTGACTGGCTTGAGAAGCATAACCTTGAGAACCTGTTTCAGATTAATGTTTCTACTTCTTCTAGTGATATTAAGAAATACAACCGTCTTCGTGATGAGTTGTGGTGTAGAGTTCGTGATAATTGCTTATTAGGTAAATACTCTTTCCCAGATGTCATTATAGACGGAGAGAAGGAATCGTTGGGAAGACAGCTTGCGAATGAGCTTGCCACTGTGCGGTATAAGTTTAATGGGCATGGAGGCTATGTTGTTGAGTCTAAGAAGGATATGCGGGCTCGTGGTGTTGCCTCTCCGAACATAGCTGATGCGCTCTGTCTTACGGAGTACTTCTCCAACGATGCTACAAGAGTTTTCGCTAAACCAAAAGAAGAGCCAAAAAGAAACTATAGTGACAGACAGTGTTCTGCGCAGTCATGGATGAGTTAATGAGTGACGAAGTAGTAAAACTTAAAGATGGGAATATAGAAACTATTTCATTCTACGATCTTGATGAGGATAGTTACATGATTATACTTTTTGGTGGTGGATCAAGGTGGCGATATAACAATGTTACACTTCCAGAATTTAAGCGTATTACTAGTGTGCTAACCGCTAGTCAAATACTTAAAAATATAAGAACCCTTAATCTTGTTGGAGTAAAAGTATAGTAATGACTAGTGAAAAAGAGCAGAAAATTTTAACAGAAGCTAGAGATAGACTTAAAAAAGCTATAACAGATGATGATGAGAATCGTCGTCTTGCGTATAATGATCTAGAGTTTATTGCTATTGAAGGTAAGCAATGGCCAGACGCTATTCGAGTAGAGCGTGAAGCGAATAATCAACCATGCTTAACTATTAATAAACTTCCAGCATTTGTTGATCAGGTAGTTGGTGATCAGAGAATGAATAGGCCATCTATCAGAGTTGTTCCGGTTGACTCGTATGCGGATAAAAAGGTGGCAAGAATTCTTAGTGGCTGGATTAAGCATGTGCAGAATATCTCAAAGGCTGATATTGCAGTAGATCACGGTTTTGAACACGCAGTAACCTGTGGTTATGGAGCAATAAGAGTAGTTACGAAGTTCCTGTCTGATACTTCTGTTGATCAACAAGAGGCTTTTATTGAGAAAGTTGAAAACGCGCTCGCAGTTTACTGGGGCAAACATAAGGAGTATGACTGTTCTGATGCAAAGTATTGCTTTATAGTATCTGATATTGATAGAGAAGAGTTTGAAGATAAGTATAAAGTTCCTCCAATGCCGTTTAACTATACTGATAGTCAGTATGTTGAAGGTTGGTGTACTAACGAAACAGTTAGAGTTGTTGAGTACTTTGTGAAAGAACCCACTGAAAGAATGATTTATCTGCTTTCGGATGGTAGAACTGTAGATAAAGTCGAGACAACTGATATCGTTGTAAAGAAAAGAAATGTAAAGTCACATAAGATTATGTGGTATTTACTTTCTGGGAATAAAGTTCTTGACAGTAAAGAGTGGGCAGGAAAGAAGTATATTCCTGTTATTCCTATCTGGGGCAAAGAACTTAACGTCGGTGGAAAGAAGGTTATTCGTGGACTTATAAGGAATGGAAAAGATGCTCAAAGAATGTATAATTACTGGCAAGCTCTTGACTTAAATACGCCTATTCCAATTCCTGGTGGATGGACTACTATGAAAGATGTAGTAGTCGGCAGTCAGCTTTTTGACGAAGCTGGTAAAGTATGTGAAGTTACAAACATAAGTCCTGTTTTTCTTAATAGAAACTGTGCTGAAGTTCTGTTTGATGACGGCTCTGTCATTACTGCTGACGTTAAACATCTATGGACTGTTGAAGAAAGAGGAAAGAGAACTTCCCGTTCCTATAGTTGGACTAAGCGTACTATTACTACAGACCAATTAATTCCAGGAAAGCATTTTATCTATGTTGCTGATCCTTTAGATTTACCTGCTCAAGAACTTCCTATAGATCCATATGTGCTTGGTGTATGGCTTGGCGATGGTTCTGTTAGAGATGTTGTTATAACACAAAGTAAGGATGATTGGTCAGAACTTTCACAGCATCTTAGTAAGTGTGGATGTCAGTTTGGTACTAGTACTATAAAGGATAATTGCGTAGCAACGACATTGCTTGGAATGCGTAGCAAGTTTAGTGAGTTAAGTTTACTTGATAATAAGCACATTCCATACTTGTATGTAAGAAGTTCAAAAGAGCAACGACTACAACTGCTGCAAGGTTTAATGGATACAGATGGTTCAGTAAATACTGTTAACGGGCAGTGTAGTTTTACTACTACAAGTGCAGAGATTGCTAAAGGATTTTCAGAGCTTATAAGAACTCTTGGTATTAAATCTAGTTTCTTGGTTAGAAATAGAAACGGAGCTAATGTTTTTGATAATGCTAAGTTGCAATACCAGTTTAGCTTTACTACTAGATTAAATGTATTTAAATTATCAAGAAAGCTTAAAGGTATTGGAAATGTTAAAGAAGAAGTACGAAGAACTAAAAGGTACAAGATTAAAAGTGTTACTCCAGTTTTGTCTGTACCAGTTAAGTGTGTTACTGTTGATAGTGCGTCATGTTTGTACCTTGCTGGAGTTGGTATGGTTCCTACGCATAATTCGTGCGATACTGAAGTGGTTGCACTTCAACCAAAGACTCCATACCTTATTACTCCGAAGCAAATTAAGGGTCATGAAGCACAGTGGAAAGATGCACACAGACGAAACTTCCCATATCTCTTAGTTAACTTTGATGAGAAGGCTCCGGGCTGGCCAAAAAGAGAATCTCCTCCACAAGCTTCGAGTGCTATGGTTGAAAAGATTCAAATGGCTGATCAGGAAATGCGTGATACTATGGGCCTGCAGAAAGCAAGTCTTGGTATGCAGAGTAATGAAAGGTCTGGATCTGCAATAAGGGAACGTAAACTTGAAGGTGATGTTGGTACGTTTGCCTTTATTGATAACCTTTCACGCTCGATACAGCAGGTTGGAAGAATTTTGGTTGATATAGCTCCGGTAATTCTTGATACGCAGCGAATAGTACGACTTGGACTTGAAGATGGAGATTTTGAGTTTGAAGAAGTAAATGTACAGGACAAAGAAAATCCTCAGCAGATTATGAATGATCTGTCTATTGGTACTTACGACGTTACTGTTACTGTTGGCCCAAGCTTCACTACACAAAGAACCGAAGCACGGCAGTCAATGCAGGAATTTATTCAGTACAATCCAAATGCAGCACCGTTGATTGGTGACTTGTACGCTAAGTTGATGGATTGGCCAGGAGCAGATGAGGTATCAAAGAGACTTGAGTACCTACTTCCTCCAGAAATACGTACTGAGATCATTACTAAGCGTGCATTGAAGGAAGGTAAAGAACCTCCTCCACAACCAGGAAGTGAATCTCAGCAACCTGACCCGACTATGGTGTTGAAGATTCAGACTGAACAAGTTAAACTTCAGGAAGCACAGATTAAGTTACAGCAGGAGCAAGCTAAGCTTGAGGAGATTAAGTTAAGGCAGCAGTTAGCTATTGCTGAATCTAGACAAAGAGTTTCTGATATGGTTGAAAAACTTATAGCAGAGAAACTTGGTGAAAGGGAAAAGGAAAATGCCGAAAGGGACTAAGGTAGAGAAACTGTACGAGAAGTTGAAGGTAGAAGGTAAGAATAAAGCAAGTGCGGCAAAGATTTCTCAAGCTGCAACTGGACTATCTCTTGCAACTGGAAAGAAACCTAAGTATGGCAATGCGATAAGAAAGTTAATGGTAGGCTAAGTATGGAGTACGTAGACTTAAAATTACCTAAGAAGAAAAGTACAGAGCAAGAAAAGTGCTGTTGTTCAGTTGCTTTAACTGATAGGGATGCGTATCCTTATGGACTTCAACTTCGACTTGAAGATGAGCAGGTAGCAAAGCTCAAAAATATTCTACTTTACAAAGGTGGAGACAAAGTACAGATTTCTGCGCTTGCGTCTATTATGAGTATTGAATGCGTAGAGAAACAGGACGGTAAAAAGGACTATACTGTACGACTTCAGATTGAAAAGATGCAGGTAGACAAACCTGTTGAAAAGATGAGTATGAAGGAGTATAGAGCGATGCGTGAAGAAGGTAAGAAGTAGCTAACCGTTTAACAACCAAGCTATGCTTGGGCTTCAGATTGAGGAGATCTGCTATGCTAGAAAGTATGGAAAAGGTAAATGAAGTAAGAAAAGTTGTCAACGGAGTTGACGACCCAAATCTTTTATCGGTTGATTCTACTAATCCACTGCCAACAAATGTAGATACACTGGAAGTGGTTGAAGAGAAGAAGCCGGAAGAAAAGAAAGAAGAGAAGAAGGATGAGAATTCTTCTGGTACTGTCGACGGGAAGCCAGCAAACGCTGAACAGTCTGTAAAGACGGTTCCTGATAATACCAATACTGATGACAAAGACGACAAAAAAGAAGATAAAAAAGAAGATAAAAAACCACCAGAGGAAGACAAGCCTCTGCGAAGTAAAGACCCTGTTCAGGAACGCATTGATAAGATTACTAAAAAGTTTCGTGCCGCCGAACGGGAAACAGAGTTTGAACGGAATAAAAATGCTAAACTGGAAGAAGAGCTTGCAAAGCTAAAGAGTACAGTTGTAGCAGAAGACAAACCTAAGAGAGAAGACTTTGAAGATGTGGAGGAGTACGCACAGGCTCTTACAGCATGGACTGTTAAGAAAGAACTGGCAACTGCTGAAGCAAAGAAAGTTAAATCTACTGAAGTTGACAAGGATAAAGAAGTTTTTCAGCAGGTTGCAGAGAAGATGGACGCTGCGTTTGAAAGTGGTAAAGATAAGTATGACGACTTTGTTGAAGTCGTTACAGCAAAGGATCTTGCAGTACCTACTGCTATGATTAATATTATCCTTGAAACTGAAGTTGCGGATGAAGTCATGTACTACTTAGGTAAAAACCCCGACGAAGCTCTTGATATTGCTGGGTTGTCTACAGCTGCAGCAACAAGAAGGATTATGAAGATTGAGGCTAAGTTAATAGCAGCGCGTGATGCAAAAGTTACGCCAGCTCCTGCAAAAAAAGATGATGGTACTCAGGAACCTGCTGCAAAACCTACGCCTAAGAAAGTGTCAAGTGCTCCCGAGCCTATTGAAACGGTGATTGCTGACGGAGCGATACAGAAAGACCCGAATGCAATGAGTCCAAAAGAGTATCGTGCTTGGCGGGAGAGTCAGAAAAAATAAAGAGGAAAATGATTTATGGCTTCAAGTAACACTTTGTTAACACCTACGATTATTGCTAAAGAAGGATTGATGCAGCTTGTAAATTCTATGGCAATGGCGAGGCACGTACACACGGCTTATAAAAACGAGTTTGTGAAAGTTGGTCAGACTATCACAATTCGTAAGCCTAATAAGTTCAGAGCAACGAAGACTCAGGCTCGTAGCAATACGAATCTTGCTGAGCCAAGTACTTCGATTACGATGTCTACTCAGGCGCATGTGTCCTGGGCATTCAGCTCTGTTGATCTGACTACAACTATCGAAGATTACAGCAAACGATACATTACTCCTGCTGCAGGCGCTCTTGCAAATCAGGTTGATGCTGATTTATGCGCACTGTATAAGGATGTATATAACTATGCTGGTACTCCTGGAACTGCTCCGGCAACGTTTGGTGTGCTGGGCGATGCGCAGCAGGCATTGGATGATGAGTGCGTACCGAGTGATACTCGTGTAGGTGTCTTGAATCCGAAAGCACACTGGGCATTGGCTGATGGTCTGAAAGGTACGTTTGCACAGAATGTGGCTAAGGACATTATCACTAAAGGTTATCTGGGCACTATTGCAAATCTGAGTATGTACATGGATCAGAATGTTGTTCGACATACTACTGGTGTATTTACTACAAGCGCGACTCCGTTGGTTACTACGACTTCGGTTACTGGAGCAACTCAGATTGTTACTAAGGGCTGGAACGCTTCATCCAGTACAGTTAAAGCTGGCGATACGTTCGTGATTGCTGGTTGCTACGCAGTTAACCCAATGTCTGGCGCAAGTACTGGTGTTCTGCGTCGGTTTACAGTTACTGAGAATGCGGCTTCGGTTGGTGGGGCAATGACTATTAAGGTCACTCCTACTATCGTGTTCGCGGAAACTGGTAATCTGGCTTACAACAACGTGGATTCCCTGCCTGTGGCTGATGCTGCTCTGACCTTTGTTGGATCAGAGTCTACTGCGTATCCGCAGAACTTGATCTTCCATCCGAATGCTTTCGCGTTGGTTACTGTTCCTATCGAAATGCCTTCGAATGTGTGGGGAGCGCGTGAAACTGATCCTGATGCTGGTATCAGTATTCGTGTTGTTAAGCAGTACGACATCGATGCCGATGAGGAAATTATCCGTCTGGATATCCTGTACGGTACGAAAACGCTGTACGCTGAGTTAGCTGCTCGTCTGTGGGGCTAAGAGTGATTTTAACTTCTACCAGTAGTGATAACAACCTACTGGTAGAGTTACCTTGGAGGTAAAGGAAATGTCGTACTTAGAAAGAATTTTTGAAAACGCGAATGAGGTAATTTCAATTCCTAACCCAATTACTCTGATTGGCGCATTTAATGTCAGAGGAAGTTTTACAGTTGGGCAGCTGGATGCGAATCCTACTTCGCAGTTGTATCTTAAGGGTTCACTGAAGCTTCATGCGCACGCACTTACTGGTGATTATGCGTATCAGCTTCGTACAGAGTCCAACAAAGCAACTGGAAACTTCTTTGGAGAAGATTTGGAAGTTCATCAGATGCTGAATAGAACTGCTGATGGTGTACGTGGCTTGTCCATGTGTGGTAGACTTAAAGCTGGTATCACAATGTCTGGAACTTCTAACCTGATTCCAGGACATTTCCTGCTGGATGTTGATGGTACTATTAACGGTACAGGGCTGTTTGCAGCACTTGTTGCGAAGGTTGATGCTGGTGGGACGTTCACTGCTCTCAGTCACCTTGCGTCACTGTGGGTTGATAGTTTACAGGAAGGTACTGTTAACGGTAGTCATGAGTTAGTTTATATGACTAACAACGGCGCGTCTGTTATGGATCAAGCGTTCTACATCTACGGTGGAAACAAGATAAGTAAGTTGATGGAACTTAACACCTGTGGTACTATGGTTGGTGATAAAGTCGATGCGGATATTGCCTACGCGCACTACAGAAAAGTTGCTGTATCTGTTGATGGTGCGGATGGCTGGGTGCTTGTTGGTTTCGACTCTTAAACATTTAACGGCTTAAGGGAGTGTGCCTTAAACACTCCCACTAATTGTTGGAGGTTTATATGAAGGTGGATTTTAGTCAGAAGTTCAAAGACTTTGATGGGAAGGCAATTAAAGCCCTCAATGGAAAAGATGCTGATCTGCGTGGGGCTGCAGTCGATGCGTTAAATGCTTTATTTATGGACGAGCAGGGTTTATCTGGAGAAGATAAAGTAAAAAGATATACACTTGCTAAGAAGGTATGTGCAAATGACGATCCAGTTGATGTGACTGTCGAAGAAGTTGCACTAATTAAAAAGCTTGTTGGCAAAGCGTTTGCTCCACTTATTGTTGCACAAGCTTGGAACATGCTTGAAGGAGATACAAATGGCATCTAAAAATGTATTACTTGGTTCAGGAAAAGTTGTTGTAGAAAAAGCTCCACCGGAACCAGAAGTAAGCTTATTTCCTCGGTGGATTTACCACAAAGAACTGGCTCCTGTTATTTGTAAAACAGAAGAAGAATTCAAAGGACTGAAAGCAAAGGGTTATGACTTTCATGATGTTGTGTTTCCACCTGCCGGGTCAAAAATTGACCTTTCTGAGGACGATGATTAAATGACTGCTGGAGATTTGATTAGAGCTTCCATGCGAAAGTTGACACTGTACGCGAGTGGCGAAGAGCCAGAACCAGAAGAACTTATTGATGGTCTGGTTGCACTTAAAGGTATGCTTAAGTCATGGGGCAGTAACAGTATGATGGTATTTGCTTCCGTGAAGGAAAGTTTCTCTCTTGTCTCCGGAGTCTATCAGTATACATGGGGTTCTGGTGGTATGATAACTACTGCCAGACCTCATGCTTTACTTGGAGCATCTATAGTTGATAGTGGAGGTACAACACATACTGTAGATATTAGGTCAGAGGGAGAGTATAGACGAATTACTTCGAAGCTTTCTACTGGAAGACCGAACACCTTATTCTTTCATCCAGAGTACCCTTTGGCACTTATCTACGTACATCCAGTACCAACTGAAGTTGAACTTATGTATGTGGACAGTAGAAAAGCGTTTGTTGAAGTTAGTTCATTCGACTTACTTGAAAGTGAACTACAGTTTCCAGATAACTATGAAGAAGCAATGATTTATAATCTTGCTGTAAGGCTTGCATCAGATTACGGCAAGTCTATTTCACAGGAGGTTGCTTCACTTGCAGTTAACTTGCATGATGAAATTATGAATCTTAATGCGTCAAACAGTGTAGAACCAGTAGCGATTTTACTTCCAGTAGGAAATAGAGGTTCTTTTAATATTAACACAGGAAGATAGGAGATACTTTAATGATTGAAAAAACTTTTTCAGCTGCAACGCAGTTTTCTGGGCCAGTTCTTCTTCGTCAAGGTAGAACAATGGCTATTTCCATTTCTGGGACATTTGTAGGAACAGTACAGATTCAGAAAATTATACCAGAAGATGGTGATAATTCTTATCCACTGCACTCAGATGCAAGATGGAATGTGGTTCAGTCGTATACCGCACCAGTAGAAGAGCAGGTGCAACAAGGTGATAATTGTTGGTATAGAGCGTATTGCTCTGCATATACGTCTGGCTCACCAGTAGCTAAGTTAAAGGTGTAAGTATGCGTAATAAAATTTTAATAAGTATTGTTGCTGTACTTATGCTGCTGGTGGTAAGTTCTCCAACTTTTGCTGACTTGTACCAGGAAGGTGGGATAACTACAGATACTAATTGTAATCAGGCAAAGTATTTTGCAATTGGAAAGATTTGCGCTGATATTGATGATGGGAAACTCTACAAAGGTACCGGGGCGGCAGTTGAAGAAGTTGGTGGAGCTATTGACCTTTCAGCTCCTGGAATAATTGGCAATACAACCCCGGCGGCAGGTACGTTCACAACACTGAAGGGGAAGTCTGACGAGATAATCAAATCAGCCACTGGTACCCTGACCGCTGCTGAAATGTCTGGTCAGATAATTAATAATTATGGTCAGACAGCTGATACGACTATGACGATGGATGCAGGTGTGAAAGGAGCCACGTTTCCCGTACTTCTGGGGACAACCGTTGATAAATATTGGCGACTCGATCCTGACGCCTCAAACACAATTTATCTTGACGGAACAAGTTGTGGAGCCGGTAAATATGTTGGCATTGCTTCTGCCGTGGCTGGTGCTGCTGCATCCGTTAAAGCGTTTCAGACTGGAGCAACTACGTTCGATTTCTATTTTTCAGCTATTTCCGGTGCGTGGGCTTGTGAGCCTTAATTAAGGTGACTATGAAACGATTACTTTTAATCTTTGCGATAGTGATGATGTCCTGTTTAACTGTGGATTCAGCGACTATCTACGTCAAAGACGATCCAAATAATAGCGGTACAAAAATATGTTACAAATCGGCAGGATGGCCTGATGCAACATGCTCAGATGGGACTGGTAATACTACTCTTACTGCGTCGCATACGGCAGCAGGGGCTAATGGTAGCCTTATTATCGCTGCTGGAACGTACGTTGGCACCCAGCTAGGGGCTGCTGGTACATTTGCGACTGGTGCGGCAGGAATAACGACTCGATCAGCGTCAACATTGCTAGACTCTGGTGTTGCTGGATGGAACTCGGCCTACGCTGGCGCTGTAACACTGAATGGTAATAACGCATCAGCGCTCACCTTAAGGGTACTGCACGACGATAGCACATTTAACGGTCTCGGTATTACCTGTCCGGGCGCAGCGTATGCGGCAGTGCTGACCAATGGAATGCAATGTTGGATGCCGTTCAGCAG